CCGAAACGGAAAAGCTAAAATACCGCGCCGGCGGAATCCGGCAGAAAGGATGAAAATATGAAAATCGACACAAATAAGTATTATATCGTAAGAGGAGACCGCTCCGGCGTATTCTTCGGAAAAATCAATTATCAGGACGACAAAGAGGTGTAAATGAACGATGTGCGCTGTTATGTAGTGCGCAGTAGCGATTTTAAACCCGAAAAAATAGATAGTTATGATACGGTATTCGAGAGCAAAGAAAACTGCGAAAAATACTGCGAATGGCTTAACAACAAGGAGTAAACAACAATGAATAACTTTATCGAGCTGCACAGATACGACGGCGAACCCGTACTGATTAACACGCGGCACATAACAGCAGTTGTGCGAAGCATATCATCAACAAAGAATGTTCTGGTATTCCTAAGTTCGTCGGAGGACGATAGTATCACCGTCACCGAATCCTACGAAGAAGTAAAGCGGCTGCTCGCGGCGGTCGAGTATGTCTACAAGGAGGAAGAATGACTGATTGGATTAGCGTAAAAGACAAACTGCCCGAAGTGGAAGAAAGAGTGCTCTTACTCACAGTAAATGATGTGGGCGACAAAAAGTTTTATCACATTACAATAGGTATGTACGAGGACGGTACTGTTAACGCGGAATATAGCAAATATTCGTGGGATGAGAGCGCATATTACGGCATAATTGATTATGACGAGGAAAAAGATGCAGACTTTGTATGTAAAGGATGGTGGGAGATGGGTGTATATTCTGAAGAAGTCGGTTTGATTGACGATGAAGTTATAGGGTGGTTGCCGTTACCGTCAGATCCACAGGATGTGAAATACCGAACACAAGATATTGCGAAATTGCTACCTGCCCTCACGTTGTGGAAAGGTATCTGAGATGACCTATAAACGCTATTGGGAACGCAACGGAACTCGTCGACCGTTTCCTCCGTTGTATGAAGCTATGAAAGCATACGGAGACGTAATGTACAAAGTGCCGGAGTACGTCGAGCCGAAACACTGTAAATGGTGCGGACAACCTCTGAGCGGCAGACGGACAAGTTTCTGCTCAAACGAATGCAGTAAAAAGTTTAATAATATGACTGTTTGGAATAGAGGACGTGACGCTTACTCACTAAGGATTCTGTACCGCGATAACTTCACTTGTCAGGACTGCGGCGAGTTTCACGCTTTCAAAAACGAGTTCGGAATTTTCGTTTCAATAGACGACGGGAAACTAAATGTACATCATATAGTGCCAGTATCAGAAGGCGGCGGAGATGAGCCAACAAACCTTATCACATTGTGCATCGACTGCCACCTCAAAAGGCACGGGAAGGAGAAACATGACTGAATACATAAATAAAGCTCCAACGTCAATTATTTTCGACGGTCTTGTTAAGGCGAAAAGTGTTTTAGCGTCTCACCACAACATTCTCGTCTCCGTCTCGGGAGGGGCGGATAGCGACTGCATGATTGACATTGTACAGAATCTTGCCCCTAAAGATGACGAACATAAAATTACATATGTGTGGCTTGACACCGGAATTGAAATGGAGGCAACTAAGAGACAGTTAATTTACCTCGAAGATAAATATGGCATCAAGATTTTAAGGCGTAGAGCAAAGATTACAGTTCCGGCGGCAATAGCAAAAGCGGGATATCCGTTTTTCTCGAAAGATTATAGCGAAAGAATAACCCACCTACAACAGCATAACTTTAATTGGGGTGTAGAAGTGAAAGAAGATTTGACAAAAAAATATCCTAATTCTAAAGACGCATTAGGGTGGTGGTGCGGCACAAAAGGAAAATATGCTATATCTAAAGTTATGCAAGACTATATACACGAAAACCCGCCGGATTTTCCAATTTCCGACAAATGCTGTTATTACGCGAAAAAGAAACCATCTGCCGATACGGAAAAGGAATTAAAGGCTGACCTTGTATGCCTTGGACTTAGGCGTGCAGAAGGCGGAGCTCGCTCAAGCATATCGCAATGCTTCAATTCCGGCAAAGGCAAAGGTAAAGCCGATAGATATTATCCTTGTTTTTGGTGGACAGACGAAGACAAGATAGCTTTTGAGCAAACATACAATATAGTCCACAGCGACGCATATACAGTATACGGATTTAAACGCACAGGTTGCGCAGGATGCCCCTTTAATAGCAGATTCGAGGAAGAACTGGAAATCCTACACAAATATGAGCCTAAGTTAGCAAGCGCCGTTGAGCATATCTTTGCTCCGTCTTACGAATACACTCGAGCCTATCGTAAATTTAAAGAAAGTAGGAAAAAGAAACATGACTGAATACGAAAGATTACAAGAGCTGCTGTATAGGTTGCGCGAGATAATGCCTGAGATAGGCGAGAATCCCGTTGCCGACGAGATGTATAACATGGTGTTTGAGTATGCCGAGAACATAGACGAAGACGTTGTAGAAGTAGTGAGGTGCAAAGACTGTATCCATCACAGACAGCTTGACCGCACAGACAGCTACGAGGACAGCTTCATCGAGGGCTGTCTTTGGTGTATGCTGGGACGCGGAGACGGCGTTATGCCTTGGCAATACTGCGACGATGGCAAAAGAAGAGAAAGCGAGGATGAAGAATGACAAGAGATGAACAGGTGCAAAATCAAGCAAAGTTTGTGAGAGAACTTGCAGACCGCTTGCAAAAGACCGTAGAAGCAAGAGCGGGTACAATATCAGGCGTACAAGGCATGGCTAACTACACCCAGATACAGTCCGACATAAAGCGGCTCAGACGAGAGCTGCTGGAGCTGTCAAACATGATAGGCTGTCAGTATAGGAGGTAAAGCATGACACGTAAAAGATATATCAAGTTGCTCATGGGGCGTCAAGGTTATAGCCGCAACGAGGCGCGAGAGGATGCAAAAATCTTTATGAATTATCATGAGACTATGGCTAAACACCATAGACAAGCAGTCGGCTATCATACAAGATACCGTCTTAGGTTTTGCAAAGACGAGATTTTAATACATTTGGCTCAAATAATGGAGATTTTGGCAAATGCAAATGAAGAAGAAAAGATTCGTTAAATTACTCATGGGGAAATTCCGCTATCCCCGAAATAAGGCGAGAGCATACGCCGATGATATTGTAAGATGGCGTGAAAAAGCAAACTTTAACAACGCCATATGGAAAAGCGAGGGAGACTTGACGCGGGAAATGCCGCCGACATATTCAGGATATTTCGCTTACTTTCAGATAAACGAGTTGGCGAAAAGTCTTGCGGAAAGCCTTGCCGCAAACAACGGAGGAAACAAATGGAACAGTATAACGAAATTCTAAAGCTGAAAACAATGAAACGCAAAAGATTCACTAAACTGCTGATGGGACGGTTTCGATTCAGCCGGAACGAAGCACGTGAAATCACGGCTTGTGTGCAGTGGAACAAACGTTGCTCTGACAATACAAACCGCTCCGCCAAATACAATTTGAGCGGTTATCGGGAAATACCCGAGAGTTACGCGAGCAATTGTAGACGCATTCGCTGGAATCGTGTTGAAAATGAAAAATATGGCGGATTCGGTTATTGCCCATCTTGTCACGCTGTAAGACCGTTTGTCGTGGCACACCACCCGAGAGAAATGACGGTACGCGGCATAAGCTTTACTTGGGTGGAGACTTTGCCGAAATGTATGTACTGCTCTTCTGAAATTCACTATGCCAAAACCGCCGAAGCAAACGCGCGAGCAATGGAAACGGCATACATGGAGGCATATTTAAAATCTAAGGAGAAACACTATGGACGCGGTTGAATTTTTGAAAGCAGTAAGACGAATATGCAACAGCAACAAAAACGGTTGTACCTCTTGTGTTGTATATCAAAAGTATAACTATTGCAAGCTGCAATGCGTTGCGCATCCCGAAGAAATTGTTGCCGCTGTGGAGAAATGGGCTGCGGAACACCCTGTCAAGACGAGACAGAGCGAATTTTTGAAGATGTTCCCGAATGCGCCATTCAGTCATAATACGATTGATATATGCCCGTACAAGGCTGATGTATTACAAAAATGCCCTAAAGTGACACCTGGCAATCTTAGTATGTGTGTATTCTGCAAACATGAATACTGGCTTGCGGAGGTTGATTAAATGAGAACAACATCAGATGAGCTTCTTAAAAAGTGTGGATTAGCGTTCATTACGTCGCCAGAAAAAGAAAGGATCGCAAAGAACGAATGCACTGCAAAATAAGCGACTGCTTCAACTGCCCCTATCCCGACTGCATCAACGATACCTTTACCTCGCCGAGGGAGTTTACGCCGGAGCAGAAGAAACGGCAGTGTGAGCTGAAGAAGAAAATTCTTGCGCGTCGAAGAGAGGACGGAGTGTGTATCTACTGCGGAAAGAAGCCCGCGGACAAAGGTTATAAATCCTGCACGGAGTGTCGGATAGAACGAACGAAGAAGAACCGCGAATACAGCCGCAAAACGGAAAGATTTACTCCGCGTGAACTGATGGACGGCGTAAAACTGTGCAAGCTGTGTGGGAAAAGACCGCCTGTTGACGGAAGAACGATTTGTGAAGAGTGTTTTAAAATATGTCTTGACAATCTTAATCACGCCGACAGCAAAGAGCAGCCGAACAACGGCTTTAGAGCAGCAATAGAAGCGTACTGGAGGGAGAGATAATGACAAGGAATGGAATTATAAAAATCTTAGACAGAGCCATGCAACGCTATGTCGAGCGGAATCAGCATCTTTTCCTCAGCAAGGGAAAAACCGACAAGGAAATGTGGGAGGAACTTGAAGCTATAAACAATGCGCGGTATATTCTCTCACGCTTGCCGCAGGTCGTGAATTGCCCTGACTGTGGGAGAATGTACGATACCGATTATCTTCACTTCTGCAGAGGTGACGAGTGTGTGAGTAGAGGTGATAACGACGAAAACGGTAATGTTTAAAATCGACTACCCGCCGACCAAAGCCGGAAAGGCCGCATGGAACAGACGCTACGGACTGAACGCATACTACGCGGGAAAGCATTGGGCGGTACGCAAAAAGGACGCGGAATACTGGCATAAGCTTGTACGAAGCGAACTTTTGAAACAAAATGTTCCGATTTCAAAGTTCAATGTCCCTGTTGGAGTGAAGTTATGGTTTAACGATAGGTTGGACATCGACAATGATTCAACCTACGCAAAACTCATTATTGATTCGCTCAAAGGACTATTTTTTGAAGATGATAGTAAAAAATATGTGCAACGGTTAGAACTCAATTGCCACGATGAGGACTACATATTAGTTGCAATAGAAAGGATGAAATGAACCATTATGAGCAAAGAAAACCGTGAAACAATCCTTAGTGAAGTAAAGAAGATAATCTGCAACGACCGCAACGAGCAGTACGGCGAGCCGGAAGACAGCTTTGAGAAAATAGCGGATTACTGGACAACGTATCTCAAGCACAATTGCATTGCTCCCGGCGCGGACTGCGGTTTAGATGCGCGAGACGTAGCCATAATGATGGTGCTGTTCAAACTCGGTCGAATGGAGACAAGCTATTTCGCGAGCTACGACAGCTTTATAGACGCTATAGGCTATATGACCTGTGCAACGGACTGCGAGTTTCCAAAGGCAAAGCCTAAAGAATACTATCCGACAGAAAGAAAATGCGTCTGGGGGGAAACCAATGCAGATAATTAAAATAATCGTCGCAATACTGCTGTATGGGTATGCCGTCGGTTATTTCATCGGAGCGTTTGCACTATATGAAGCACCGAACGCAAAACCTGTCAAGCCGAAAATAAAGGCGATGATGTACGGACAAATAGCGGTTGAAATCATAGCCGCTACACTACTGCTTAAAAACTGAAAGGAAGTGTTGACTTATCGCAAATTTTAACTTTAACCGCGTTATCCTCGGAGGACGTTTGACGGCAGACCCCGAACTCAAAACCACACCGTCCGGTATTTCCGTAACATCATTTACCGTTGCGGTCAACAGACGTTACTCCGGCAAAGACGGAGAGGAAACTAAAGCGGATTTCTTCTGCGTAACCGCATGGCGGCAGACGGCTGAATTCATCACCCGCTATTTCAGAAAAGCAAGTTCCATCTGCGTAGTCGGAACCCTTCAGACAAGAACATGGACTGACCAGCAGGGACAGAAGCGTTTTGCTACAGATATTGTCGCTGACGAAGCACATTTTGTTGATGCAAAGTCGGAAATGCCGCAACCGCAAGCCGCTCCGCAGTCAAGCTACATTCCCGACGCATACACCCAGCCGAAAACAGCCGCCACCGCACCCGTGTTCGAGGACATAAACCCCGATTCGGATGAACTGCCTTTTTAAAGCGAGGTGCATATGAAAGAACTGCCAACGATAGAACAGATGCAAAAACTATTCCCCGACTATCCGTGCGGACGCGGAAAATGTAAATATCAAGGCAATCAGCTTTTCAGAGCACGTCGTTGTTCAAATGTGGATTGCCCAGAATTTAATGCATGGTTCGTAAAACACTGGGCTAAAATTTGTGGAAGAAAAGCCGAATAAAAAAAGAGAGCAAGGAATCGCTTCCCTGCTCTTTTCTATTTTGCGTGTCTTGCAATGCTTAGTACGGCTTTTTCCGAAAGTCCCGCTGTTCTGTCGGTCGCTGTGGCGAGAACTGTTACAAGTCGTACAATCAGCCTTAGCCGTTCCTCGGAGTAGCTTTGTAGTATCTCGGCTATCTCGGTTATAATTTGTTCCTTCATCTTGCACTTCCCTTCTTTATTCTGCTGTCGATTATATCACACGAACGCTTGTTTGTAAATAGCTTTTGTGAAGAAAATGTGTTTATTTGAGAAGATTTTTATTTTTCTCGAGAAGTTTCGCGAAGCGCAAAAGAAGGATTATGCCTTTGTCGTTTAGTTTGCTTACGATATTTGCTAACTCAAATCTGTAATGCTTCATCTGTCTGTCCCTTCTTTGTTGGAAATATTTTCTAATTCAAGTGTAACATGCTTTTCGAGAGAAGACAATAGCCGAGTTTAATATTCCGTATTAAAATCAGATACAAAAATATATCCGTTTTACATTCGACAAATTTATGCACTTATCGGCGCACATTCAATGTTGACAAACATTTAACAACGCAAAAGAGCACCCCATCCAGAAGAGTGCTCTTTTACACAGCAAATTCATAAACAAAGGAGGAACATGACAGAAGTCACGAAAGGAAACGGAGGGATTTGAACCCTCAAAGGTAGCCTTTTGACCGCCATACAACCGATTCGCCGTTCCCGTGCGCGACAGCCCTTGCGAACCGCCGCCAACAAATGAGAAAACAAGACCGAAAGGAATACGGGCATGTTAATTCGCGCCTTGCGGAGTTGAACCGCCGTTGTACACGTTATGGTATCGTCTGCCGTTGAACGTATAGCGCGATATCCGAGCAGCCCGTTGGCGGTTCATCACTCCCGCTTTTTGCTCGGATATTTTAAAAGAAAGGAGTTTCAATACGAAGAACAACCAGAATTCATTGTCCTATGACAACATTATAGCACGTTTAAACGCATTTGTCAACATATTTATCAACGTTTATCAATGAAACTCAACGTTTACTGAACAACTTTGTAAACCAACTCAACTTACGTTTGTCGCCTTGTTCAACATTGGATTCGTTTGTTGATTCAACGTCATTCTCGTCTGCCACAGTTTTTTTGCCAACTGTGGCGTTCTGGGAGACGTTCTGAGGTGCATTAACAAACTTGTCGGATTCACTGACCGCATGGAGCGTTTGCGCCTGCACAGCGGTTTGTAACGCGTTGTGGGCGAGTTCGGCAAACTTGCTGGCATAGTCTGCAATCTGCTTATCACGTTCGTCAAGCATTTCCGTCTTCTGTTTCAGCTCGTCTGCCTGTCTGTCAATTACGTTTCTGAGAGCTTCTACAGTCTCCTGTAGGCTCTTTATTGTTTCTGCGCTCAAACACTCGTGTCCTTCGTTTTCTTCGCTCTCACAAGCCTGTGGTGCGTCACACGCGGTTTCCGCAACTGCTTCTTGTTTTTTTGAGTTGCTATATAGTTTCAATGCATCCTCGGAGATTCTTTTTACTCCGTCCTCGCTTGTCACTATATATTCTTCAAGACCGTTCCGCTTAATTCTTTGATATACCGATTGACTTGTCACTCCGGCTCTGTCGGCGAATTCGGCTATTGTGAGGTATTTCATGGATTGCTCCTTGCTTTTGTGATTGAGAATTTAATATGAGTTATACTTCTTCCCGTCCGCGTCGGCTCATAGGCTACACGCAAATCACTAACGGCGTTAATTTCGTCAACGGCAGTGTCGATTACGCGCTTGCGAAAATCAATAAAATCCGAATAACCGCCTATTTGCATAAGCGTTTTCAAATTTTCAACAGAAACGGTGTACTCGCCTATATTGGCATAGCTTTTAAGTATCTCGTACAAACGTATAGTGTGTTTCGATTCCATGTTTAACACGGTTTGAAGCTGATATGCCGTATACGATTCTTTGAGTTCGAGCAAATAAGGCGCTAACCGCTTGTCAAGCTGAATCCTAACCCGCGATTCATTTTCGTATATTTCCGCGCCCGAAATCCATGCGCATAGCTTTCTTACATTTCCGTCCACTATCCAGAATGACTTGTCGCGTATGGATTGCAGCGTTTCACGGAGATTCTTGTAATTCTTGCCGTTTTGAGTAATTCCAAGTGCTTCACACATATCTTGCAGATTGAAATCATACTCATAAAGTTCTTTATCATCTGGTTTTACCTTGCTTATCGTATACAATATGACTTTTTGCTCCTGTGTTGTCATTCCGTATCTTGACTTTTGAATTAGTTCGTTCTTTTTGACAACCAAATTATTAATTTTTTTATCGCTATTTTCCATGGTTACTCCCTTCATGTTGAAAACTCTGTGTAAAACCTTGTTGAAAACATTGTTGAAAACTGCAAAAGAACAATTTTCCCGTGTGTTTTCTCGGTTTTACAGTTACCAAATGTCCTGTTTATCGTTACCAAGTGTCCTGTTTTACAGTTACCAAATGTCCTGCTATCCGTTACCAAATGTCCTGTTTATCGTTACCAAGTGTCCTGTTTAACATTTCCCTACTTTAATTATATAAAAATAGTAAAATAATAAGTATCTCTTATAAAAGTAATAAGTATGTTGTTTCACGAACTAAAGCGCATAAATTTTGCCTGTTGAAAACTCAAAAGCGAATACGCGGTTAGTAAGCAGGAAGAGAAAATTTTTACCATATTGTAATTTTAAGCTATCTGTCATGCCTTGTCAAGATGTTTTCTAAATATTGACAAACGTCTAAATAAACATTTTTCAACGCATTGGTAAACTGATTTACAAACATATTGACAGGGAAGTGCATTTTAGGCAAATGCCGAAAATGATTTGATAAACAGCATTTGTAAACTTAAAGAAAGATTGACAAACCTATTAACAAACCACACTAAATAGTGTATGCTGTTGAAGGAAACGAAATTAATGTAACTCAATCACGTTCCGCAACCAACTGTATAGAATCGCCCATTCTTTACAGTTTTTTCTTGCTATTCTTAAGTTCTATTAAAGCACCACTTATAAAGACAAGCGTGTTTATTGCTCATGTTTTTAACGATTAAATCAACTTGCAGAAGATTAAACAATAAAAGAGGGTAGTTTTACAACTATCCTCTTTTAAGATTTACTCATGTTTACACAACATTTGTCAATGTTTCTCAACTATGCATTCATAGTATTTTGCAAGTTTATCTTCTCCCGCGTCCTCATCATCAAGGAAAGCGTGAGCCATTGCCGCATAGAAATCAACAGAGTTGAGATTAAACTCCTTGCCTATTTTGTAGTAATCGGAGTACATCATGTTAATCGCAGCGTAAAATTCGGCGGGGTCGCAGTCATATCCGTGCTGGCGTCTCACCTGCTCCGTCTGCTCAAAATTCCAGTGTCTTCCGGTCGAGCCATCGGCGTTTTTCATTTTCTCCGTCCACTCGTCCGCGTCCTCACGGGTAAGCTTGTCGTGCTTTTTCCCACGTTTGCCGTAGCTCTCACGCTCGCGCCCGTCATAATCGCGGCGGTCTCTCATGTCGTACTCGCCGTAGTAGTCACGCTTGCCGTAGCCGTCGTACTCGTCATAGTCAGACTGACGGCGGCGGTCATACTCGGGGTATCTTTCCTCGCGTCGGTCGTATCTGTCATAATCGTGTTGTCTGCGGTCACGCTCATAGTCGCGCTCGTGTCTGTCGTAGCCGCCGTATTCACTGCGCTTGTCCTTGCCGCTTGACATCATGAGCAGCCAGTTAGGATTCATCCTTTTCATACGGTCTCACCTCCCGTTGTGGTGGTGGGAGCTGTGCCGTTGATGGAGCGCAGGTCGTTATTAGGCGCGCAAGCCGGTCTGCCGAGCAGTCTAAAGCTGCCGCCCGTCGGTGTGGTGATTACAACCGCGCTATATCTCGTCCTCGTCCTTATCGAGCAAGCGGTCAGCTGAGCGCAACAACGGTTAGTCAGCGGGTATAGCGTAGTGCCATCTCCGATTGTGACGTACACGGGAGCGGTGATTGTCGTCGCCGTCGGAATTGCCTGAGCGACTACGACACAATATTTTTCCCCCGCGTTATACGCGCCCGCCGGGAGATTGATTATCAGATTGCCGCCGGTAAAGGACACCGACTGCGACAAAATGAAGCGCGGACAAAGTCTGCATACATTAGTACAAGCCATTTTTTATACCTCCAAAAAATCAAAAGGGAAGCGGTACGCCGCTCCCCCGAAATCGGTCACGGCTCAAAGCCGGATTTGTGAATCAATAGTTGCCGCAGTCGGAACAGCCGTAGTTGCCGTACTGCCAAGGCGCCGGAACGTTGAATGCGGGTACGGGGGCCTTACAGCCGAGCTGACTTACAAGATACTGGTTCTGCGCCTGCTGTGATGCGGCAAGCTCAAGTCCAAATATCTTCTGCGCCTGAGCTGCAATCTGTGCGTCCTTCGTCGCTATCTCCTGTGCCGTCATTCTGTCGGATATGCCACGGAATCCGCTATTCATCGCGTCGATTATATCGCGGGTGTTGTTAGCGGCGTTAGTGTTAATCGCGCAGGTGTCGGTTGCCATGCGGTAGCCAACGTCGGCAAATCCGCGCTCCATCGCTCTGCCGTTTTCGCAGCAGCACTGCTGGAGCTGTGTCGCAAGAGCCGCCTGTCCTCTCTCAACGCCGTTAAATCCCTGCATCATAGCGACGTTTGTGTTGTTAAATCCCTGCTGTGTCTGATAGCCGAGGTTGCAAACCGCATTGTCGACGCCGTGGAATCCGTTGAGGATGGATGTGTTAAGTCCGTAAAATCCGTCGCAAAGTCCCTCTTGTACGCCGCGGACGGAATTCTCGAGTCCGTTGAATCCAAACTCGCTCTGTAGGTCTGCGCGTGTTAATCCTCCCTGAGTGCCTGCCGCCATTACGTAGGGGAGTGCGCCCATGCCCGAGGAATCGCCGTTGTTTCCGCCGAAGCCATTACGACCCCAGCCAAAGATGATGGCGAGGATGATTACCGCCCACAGTCCTTCATTTCCGAAGAAGCCGCCGTCACGGTTGCTGCTGTCTCCCTGACCTGCAAGGAAGCCTGTCAAAAGTTCGTTGCCCATGTTTTTTCTCCTTTTCGATTTATTTCATCCGCCTTCGCGTGATGTTCAAAAATTAAATTTTGGACAGTTTTTTAATCAGGTCTCCAGTCAAACCGAAAAGGGAAGTGTTATTTGTTGACATTTGCTTATATTTGTTGTTATTTGCTGATACCGAGTGAGCGCATTAAATCGCCCAGGTTTATACCGCGCTCTTTCGCCATGTTTTGTGCCATGGTCTGGAGTTGGTGCGCGTCCTTGCCCTTGATAAGCTCGACGGCTTTTGCGTACTGTGCTCCCTGTCCCGCGAGATTGCCGAGGATATTATTCAGCGGCTGACCCGCACCGAGAGCCTGCATTACGAGCATTGCGGGATTAAGGTTAGGCATTTTCCGTTACCTCTTTCTTTCCCTTAGTGGGATTTTTCATCTTTTCGACCTCCGTTTGGAGAGCGGCAAAAGCTGCGCAAAGTTTGTCAAAATCCGCACGCGGTGTGTAGTCTGCCGTGTCCTTAGCCGGAGCTGTCGGAGGTGTATAAGCAAAATCCGCAAAATCCGACGCGCCGGTCTGCGAGTTGAATCTCTTGATATATACCATGCCGTGCGCCATGTCGGGCATGATAACTCCCGCCGCCATAAAATCACAAGGTGTCGCGAGTGCTTCCTCACGGCTTGTGACGGGTCGGCAGATAAATCCGCTCTGCACCTGCGGTTGTGGTGCGGTCTGCTGAGGTTGCGCCTGCTGAATCTGCGGATTGTAACCGCTATAGTACGGATTTGTGTTATAACCAAAGTTGTACGCCATATATCCTCCATACAAAAAATCTCTCTGTATCTGATATCATTGTACCATTACAGAGAGATTTATTCTTTCAAGAGATTTTCACTTTATTTGCACTGTTTTTGCATTTAACTTGCTTATAACTTGCCGGTAACTTGATTTCGCGCATTGCAAATTCAAACAGCAGCAATATAACGTGTTTTCGGCAGGATTTTAACTTGCTTATAACTTGCCGGACTTATGTAGGATGTACACGAGCTTCACGAGAGCCGCCTTGTGCCATTTTGAGACGGTGGTATACTCGCGCCCTACCGCTTCACAAACGTCCTCCAGACAGCCGTTGTCAACGTACAGTATCTTGAGCAACCGCTTGTACTCCGGCTTGAGATTGCATCGGTCAATAGCGTCCGCTATGTCCTGAGTATCGCCGACACTATGCACCGCTTGTCTGCGCTTCGCATGGTCGGTCAATTTTATCCCTCCTTGCTGTCCTCCTTTTCGGCGGTGTCGATAATGCCTTTGATTCCCTCCGCGTCAATTCGCGCTGCGTCAACTTTGCTCTCGCCGTAGATGTAGCCGATAATGGAGCTGATAGCCGTGATTGCACCCGCAACCTTGCCCGCGATTTCTCCGTAGTCGCTCTCGCCCACGCCAAACGACATTGCAACGCCGATAATGATACCGATGATAGTCACCCACAGTTTTCTTGAGGTCAGTTTCTGCTTCCAGTTGATTTTGTTGCCCATATTATTCTCCTTTTTCATCTTCATAGGTTATTTCTTCCTCTCCGTAGTCGGAGTGATATTCCTGCTTGATTTTTTCGCGGTTTTCCATTGCCGACTTGATGAGATAACCCACCACGCCACAGCCCATGGGAGCACCTATGTATGTCAACAGTCCGTCAAGAGATGCCATGTCGGGAGCGATTATCAGCTGCACCACAAGATAGCACATGCCGAAAATCGCACCCGCAAACCACAGCTTCACAATTGCGGACAGCGTTCTCTTTGAGTATTCAACGTCTTTCTTTTTCATGATTTTTAGTTTTAAACAAGACTTAAATTAGCTTTAAACAGTCTGTTAATGCGTCGCCAATGCGTTAAAACGCAATAATGTTGTTGACCGCACGACTGCCGCCCGTTGACCGCCTCTTAATTCCCTCGACGCGGATGTACGAGCCGCCGCCGTCAAGAGCAATAACGTCCTCAAAACCCTCGCCCTGTATCTTTCGCCAAACCTCGCCGGACTTGATGTAATTTGCTGTGGTAGTCTTGAGAGTGAGTACCCATATCTCGCCGTTACGGATTCCGAGCATGTTTCTCGACGTGCCGTAGGTGGTTGAGCCGTCCCAGCCCTCCGCGCCCACGTAGCTCATGTCGACAGGCTTTTTGTCAATCACAACAGGTACTCCGCTGACGGCGTACTTGATTCCTGACGGGATTTTGTCAACGCGCTCGATTGTCGGCTTGCCGGAGTACGGCACGAGCAGTGTTGACACCTTTTTACCCGCAAACTGCTTCGTCGCGTTGTCGGCGATACTGTACACAAGGTGGTTTCCGTAGACGTGTTCAAAGAGATTTTCCTTTGCTACCGCCGGAATGTCCTTGATATCGCAGGCAAGGTTAGCGACAGGGAGCGTGTACACCTTGCCGTCCTCCGAGCGGTAATTTGCGAAGAAGCCGCCGTTGATGTATCTCTTCACTCCGCCCTTGCGCTTGTCCGCGTCATGATAGATTATCGCAAAGTTTTTAGCACGGGTGTATGTGATGCCGTCCTTGTCATAGCTGTCCTTGATGTTGGTGTTGCCCTTTTTGCCGGACACGTCGAGACTGATGTTTGTGTTCACGTTTTTTCCTCCTTTTGATGTGGATTTGATGTCGTACTGTCCCCACTCGTTAGGTATGCCGAGATATGGTGTCGGGTCTACGGATTCACCGCTTTTGCGGACCTCAAAGTGACAATGCGAGCCGAAGGAGTAGCCGGTGTTGCCCTCGATTCCGACCACGTCCCCCGCCTTGACCTTTTGCCCGACTTTAACCTTGCGCTGCGCCATGTGACACATAAAAATCTTAAGTCCGTCCGGCGTGTCAATGCGAATGTAGTTGCCCCACTGCCATGTGAGATTGCTCTTATCCGTGATGATTGTCGACGCGCCGATAACTCCGTCACAAGGCGCAACAAGCGTTTTGTCCGTGCCGCTGAGGTCTACGCCCTTGTGATAGTCGCGCTGTCCGTTGAGCGTTCGCCAGCCAAAGTGTGATGTGAGCGTGACCTTGCCGCTCTTGTAAGGCAGATTCATTTTCATTATGCATTTCCTCCCTCGTGCGGCGGGTCTGTCGGCAGTGCCATGACCTCGTTGTAAAGCTGTGTTGCGACGTCGTTGCCGCGGAGCGCGTGATAAGCCGCATAGGCGCGTTTGAGTGCTTCCTTTGCGTAGATAGGGCAATATCCCCTGTCGAGATACTTGTCGTGATTGCGGATTATCTCCGCACGGAGAAGGCACTTTAATCCTTCCTCGAGCGCACTTTCACTCTTTTTTCGCAGCTTGATGTATGTAACAGCCCATGTTGCCGCTCCGCCGCATACAAACGGCACCGCCCACTTGATGATTGTCTCTATTAGCATTTTTTCTCCTCATTATTTCGTTATCAAGAGAGCATTAAGCCTCCTGCTTCTTCGACTCGTATCCAATACACATACATTCTGCGGGCTGTTGGATAAGAGCCAAGCTCTTTGTAGCCGCTTCCGCCCTCAACATTAAAATAATCCTTTTGAGACGCAACGCAAATGACAAGCATATCGCCGACATTCACTGTCAAAACGACATCATCACCGCCAGCTTCAACAGGCGTTTGTCCATCTTTAGTAAAAGCGACGACATTTACGCTCGATTTCACAGCAAACTCAACTGCTTTTCCGCCCCCACCCGTGGGAATCGCACGGATACAAGCAGGCAAGTCCTCGATTTTCGCTCCGCTGGCGACAGTGCCGCCTTTTGCGGTTATGGCAGCGATAATGTCGGTTTTTGCTTTCGATATCCGCGTTAAATTTGTTTTAATTTCAGTTATAACTGCCATATTTAACCTCATATAGCCGCCAGAGCCACGCGGATATCGTCTGTAAGAGATACCGTGCCGGTGCCGTCGTGATAGCCTGCGGGGATGGTTACGCTAAGCTTAGTAAGTCCGTCGATTGTAAGCGTCTTCGCACCCTGATTAACCATAGTGCCTTCAACAGCCGCGCCCGTGCTGTCGACAAAAACAGCTCCGTCAAGCACTTTGTCTGCGGTTGCCGTTACGCCGGACACATCCTTGTACTTAGCAGGAATGGCGGCTACTGTAACCTTAGACAGCACCTTTCCCGCGGTCGGCGTAATGTCCTGCGCTTTTTCTGTCGGAGTAGCGGTCTTTGTCTCGATTGTGATTGACACCTTGCCTGTGCCGCTGTGATAGCCTTTCGGGACGGTATAGGACGTGTCTGTCGTGCTGAGCGACTTTTCGACAGCTCCGTTGTTGGGCATTGTACCCGCAATAGTAGTGCCATCCGCTCCCACGATAGTTTTGTTTGCAAGCACGTCTCCTGCCGCAGCCGTCACCGCCGAGGTGTCGTTAAAGTTGTCAGGTATCGCGTTAACCGTCACTGCGGACAGCGCATAGTATCCCGGATCCGGTGTGACCTGCTGCTGTTTTTTGGTCGGCGTGACTTCCTTAGCCTGCGTGTTGTAGTTACCGCCGCCCGAGACACCTTGCACAGTGCCGCTGCCGTTGTGATAGCCTTTCGGGATGGTGTAGCTCTCGCCTTCCTTAACCTGCGCCGACACAGCACCGTTATTGTCTATGCCGTCGATTGCCGTAGCACAGTCCGCAAGTTTTGCCGTAGCCGCCACAAGCCCGAGTGCGACAAGCTTTGTGCGTATAGTGTTTCGCGCGTTGGTGAGTGCCGTCAAAAGTTCTGATGTTGTTGCTGCCATTTTTCAAAATCCTCCGTTAAATAATCGCAAGTAATGCGTTAATGTTTCCCACGACGAGATTAACCCCCGCCGATGTGATAGGTTTGGTGTTGTCCTGCTCGGCGCTATCGGTAGTATCTACTGACAATACGCCGTCTTTCGTGATTGACAAGTTTTTTCCGACAGTGACAATGCCTGCTTTTTCCGTAGTCGCGATATCTACGCGCACCGGATTTTCGGTGAGATATTTGTTTACCGCGTTCTGTATGTCTTCAGGCGAGCCGCCCCCCTCTGCGGACAGCACGCCGTTTTCGTCAACCTCCAGCCCGCCGCCGAGCGTGGAAAACGGCTTGTTCTGTACCGCGTCCCATGTGGGGGATGTGATGCTCTCGAGCATTGCTATAATCTGCTCGTATACGTCGGGTGACGGGTCGGGTATAGGCTGACCGAGGTAGTCCGCGATACTGTCTTTGACTTTGAGACAGCACGGACGTGTGGTTTTGAGTACACTCGGTTTTTCCGCCGCGCCTGCCTGCACACCGACAAATATACGCCTGTGCTCACCGTCAAGCATAGGCACGCCGCATGAGTTTCCGTCCATCACAACTGCCTGATAGCTGCCGTCCTCACAGACAAAGTACACGGTCTTGACCTTGTCCTGCCATTCTTCGTCAAACTCAAATTCCGCAACATAGTCCGAGTTGTGCGATATAACGTCCTCGCCAGCCGTGATTGTCGGCACTCTATCACGCACAGTGATGTGTATTGTGGTTAGCACTTGTTTTCACCTCCTGTGAGCTTGATGAATTTCCTTATCGTGGTTAAGTCGCTGTAGGATAGTTTTATATCCTCGTTTTCCGATATTTCTATCGGAAGTTCGGTGTCTCCAAGGTCAACATCAAGGTTCATAAGCTCATTGAATCTTTGGTTGAACTCAGCTTCCGTTTCCGCAATAGGTTCATATCTGCCGTTTTCGAGCCTGCAATACTCGCCGAGAATTCGCATTCGCTGAACGTCGTAGAACTTCATCTGCGCTTCTATCTTGTCGAGAAAGCCGAAGAGCCTATATAACGTTTTCAGCGACAGGTTCTGCGCACAGAGTTTTTTGAACGCTTCCTGCGCATAGATTAAATCTGACATTTTCATGTTATAGTATCTCCTTTAGGGTGCTGTTGTTTGAGATGAGTTGTCACCAAAGATTATTTTTTCGACATATAGCGTTTTGAAATAGTTTTGCACACCTCCTATATCCCAATATCCGTTACCTCCGGGGATTATTTTCCTGTTAGCTGTCTGCACCTGCAACTGATAGTTTGTAGACGAACTGTCTGGGTCTATAAAATAGATAAACGAACCATACAATTCAAGGAACGCCGCCATTCCCGATATTGGAGACTGTACACCGACTTGAACAACGCCGTTTTGTGCGCTCATCTTTGATGTGACAATAGTGTAGTTCTCGTTTTCCGCAAAAAATACCTTGTTGACATAAAGGTTGTCTGTGGTGACATTGCCGCCGTCTATTGTTGTTGCACCGCTTGTTGACAGGTCTGTAAACGTTACAAGTCCGTTGAAATTGATATCAGCCGATGAAATTTGAACATTTCCGCTTTTCAGAGATATTGTAGCCTTGCCGCGCGAAGTTTTCTGAATAAAGCACTTTATCTTGAAGTAATCGCCGTTCTTGTGTACGCTTGAATCTTTGATGTACTTGAACGTAATGTAGTGATTTCCCGACGGCACTGTCATAGTCAAGTCAACGTAACTCGAACTTGATTCATTTTCACCCGAGAACGCTTTCTTAACGCCCGTTGTGTCAGCGGTATTGCTCATTTCAAGCGCAGTGTCAAGACTAGAGACAATACCATAGTCGTGTTCGGCTTCTCCGTATGAGATGCAACGTATAGTGATAGTAGTTGACCGCGTAAAGTTAAACTTAAAACCGCCATACGAATAAGAACTATGCACACCTGCGTTTTGAGAAGTGTAATATCCGTCCGAAGTTTTTGTAAAGTCATATTCGTTGTCAGGAACTGCGGGAATACCATCAATATTTGGGTGCTGGTCATAAGTTCCGACTTCTTCTGTGGATGTACTTCCCGCAGTTTCCGTAGCTGTAAGGTCAAGCGCGTTCGCAGAAAGACGTATGGATGAGCTGTCGGCGTTTGCAAACAAAGTCAGCAGCGCGCGGACGTTTGAACCGATTGTTCCCGAGCCGTAGGAAGCCGATAGGGATATTTTTGATTCAATGCCTTTCTCGGTTTTCTGTATAAGCTGTTCGATTGCCGTTGTTGTGGTTATCGTGCTTCCGCTTGACACCTCAACGAATTTACCCTCTACAGCAGAGGTAATAGAAGCTTTGCCCTCCTGCGTGTTCAGATAACTCTCTACAGCTGTAGACAAATCCGCGTCGCGTAGCATTGACTTCTTGATCGCTTCAAGTTCGCGTTGCTGTACCGGCTCAATCTCGCGTACCAGTCCGCCCGTTGATTCATATTCAACCTTGCCGAATCCATTCCACTTGATTGTTTGGGAGAATATCGGGAGAGTTTTCACCTCGTCATAATCATTAACTACAGTGATAATGTCTCCGCATTTAATTTCGGGATACCATTCGGCACGTACCGCAATAGGAGAATAAGCAGGGAAGAGTGAAGCCTTTGCAAAAATCGCGTTCACATAAGGCTGTAGCGCAGGTATCTCCGTGTCGTTCTCAATGTACAGAAACGGATTGTCGCTGATAACATAAGTATTTGTTCCCGTACCCGCAGTCACGAGCTGGTCTCCGTATGACGTGTAACACTCGAGCTTGCCTATAACGGGAGTTTCAAATTCACTCTCGCTCATCTCAAATCGGTCTGTTTTGAGAATTTTGTAGGAGTTTGTTGTAAACGTGTTTAACTCAACTTTACCGTCCGCATTTACTCTCGCGTAACAGCCCGCCGCTTCCGCAATCCACGCAAGCACTTCACGCGCCGTGTAGTCCGAGGTTGAGAACGGATTGAAAGTAAAGTTTTTTGTAGAGTTTGTAAATGTTGTTGTGATAGGTTCAACACCCACTGCGGCGCAAAGGGAAGAGAAAACCGCGCCGAGAGTGTCGGGGAACGTCATGTTTTCGATGAAATCCGAAGCAGAAACTTCAAACTTCTGCATACGGTCATAAGCGGTAAAGTCTATGAGCTTGCCGCGAATTTTGTCGGGTCTCTCGCCTTTGAAAACGCCGACCGTCACATACTGAAATGCCGCGCCGACCTTAACGCCTATTTGCAAAGTAAATTCCTGTGTAAAATCGAAGTTGTTAAACTTGTTGTCAACATTGAACAACGTCATTTCAACTTGTTTACAAACAGCTTTGCCAAAGGTATAGTCAGTGTCTCCGTTCAGAATGTCCGTAATCTTAACACCATCACCCGTTATCGCAACGTCAGCCTTTCCGAGAACTGTGTTGTCGGCAAATGTTATCTTGATATCCTGTTCGGTATGAGCGCGTATAGCTTCAAGTAAACTCGCGATAGGTTGAACAACGTTCATCACGTCCGAAATCTTGTAATCCGAACTGCTGTTGTTTGAATCGTAAGCGCATACTCTATACTGCACTGTAAGCCACGCAGAGCCTACTGTGTCGATGTAAGATGTGTTCTCGCCCCGATATACCGTCATGTAGCTTGCGCCGTCCACAGAACGTTGTAGCGCATATCCCACCGCATTTGAAACGCCCGCCCATGAGATTGTTGCCGATTCTCCCGCAGTGAGGGCAGGAACGGTTATAGTCTCGGGCATTGACGGGACAGTTGAAGTGCCGCCGACAATCGTTCGTATGTCCGAACCCGCCCACGTTGCGGAATATACATCTCCGTCTATATAAGCCGCCACTCTGTACTGCACTTTAGTCCACGTAGACTGAGCCGTATCGGTATATGACAGGTTCGCGCCTTTGTAAACGGTAATATAGTCTCCATCATCTACTTTGCGCTGTAGTTCATATCCTTCCACCTCTGAAACCGAGGGGGCTGTCCACGTTACGGTATAAGTATCTCCGACGTTAATAGTGTCAGGAATTTCAGGATAGCCGGGTGGATTAGGTGCTGATATGGCGGTTATGTCATCGCTTGTGTTCCAATCGGACTGCGTTTTTCCCGATACCGCACATACGCGATAGCCATATACTGTGTAACGCGTTTGTATCTGGTCGTCAAAATAAGTGTTTGTGCCGCTGTATCTTTGAGAATAAGAACCGCCCGCGCTGGTTTTTCTCTGCAAGATGTACGAATCCGCACCGTCGACCGCCGACCACTTAATAAGAGCACCTCTACCTTTAACTAACTTCGGTATAGTCAGTGTTGCGGGAGGTGTTAAAGCACTTGCAAACATGACCGTGTAACATCCGTCTGAATCCGTAGTGTCTGAAACGAGCAGGGAAGAGGAAAGATTCAAAGCGGGACGAACACCATAGTTACCACGGTAAACATTGTTGCCGCCCAAACTACCATCCAAGTTGACACCCCGAGCGATGTTGGCGAACGAGTGGTGAGGCGTTCTCAGCCACCAATACCAAGCGGTAGTCTTGCTCGAAGGTTTGGAACTCGAAGGGGTATTACTGAAACACTGCTGCGTAACATACCCGATACGAGCGGTATTGCTCGTGTAGTAACCCCACGCCGCACCTTCGGCGATACTGTTCTCATTCGAGAGACCGATTTCGGTTGTGGACGGCAGGAATACTTTGCGTACAACATCCTCATAAGAGCCACCGTCTATACTCGGCTTGACAACACGAATGGTTGTCGAGAGAATAGCGGCTTTTTCATCATCGGTAAAACCGTTCAGAAAACCGGGGCGAGCTGCGTACTGAGTGCCGTAACCACCTGTACCTGCCGTAGTATCGGGGGAATGGTCTGCGCTATGAGCTGCGCTATACCATGCGCCACCTGCGGCATCTTTGTTGAGCCATTGGTCGAGGTTGGAGACGGAATAGCGGTTGTTACCGTATTTCTGCCTATCAGAATTGCTGTTACTCGGCTCTTCTGCGTCAAAGCACCTTAAATCAAGGATTTCTGCGGCGTGAAGAGTTACCGAGTTCGAAGGATAAGCGGGAGTGGACACATGATTTTTCGCAACAATAGTCCATATTATAGGCTGCGCTTCCTCTGTGTTCACTTGATACTTGCCGAACTTGACTTTTGAGCCTACGGCAAGATTTGATAAAGCCTGCGACACGTTATCCCCCCTAAAATTCAATGATGTTGAACGACAAATCGAACCGCGCAACTTCTTCTTTGTCAATCCAGTAGTATTTTGTTGTTGCCGACCTGTCGCCCGCGTAGTATGTGCCGGAGCGCGTCCCTCCTTTTTGATACGGGTCTGGGCAGACTGCCGTGAAACTGTCGGAATTGACGGCGTTGAGTATTGAAGCCATTTCAGCCCACGTCAGGCAGTTCCACTTGAAACCGAAGTTTATCTTCTGCCCCACACGGTTTCTGTGCAAAACAGAAGTCGCGTCTCTCTCTGCACTTTCATCAACATCTGCTATTGAGGGATTCCATTCGGAAGGGTCGGGAATACTGACCCCCCCGAACTTTATTCCCATTGTGTAATTGAGTAATGATATCATGTTTAACCACCCGTAACCTGTTCAACCATCTTCTGGGAGCGTTTTACCGCGCGTCCCAAAGCGACAGACGGAGAAATCGAAAGTTCCTTGTCGGCAATCTTTTGTAACAGTCTGTTTTGTTCTCTGAGAAGTTTGTTTTGCTCTGCGGTATCCTTGTCCGAGCCGGAACTGTTCGCGCGGAGTACGCCGTTCATAGCGTTTGTGACACCTGCCTGAATGCCCGCTATAATCTGACCGTTGTTCGCAACAGCGTTTCTTCCGCCTATAGTGCCTACCAGTTCGGGCCCAGCTTCACGCGCAACGAATAACTGTCCCATAGTCGGGAAACCGCCGTCCGCAAACTGATTATCGAGAGAACCGAAAAGCAAATCGTCAACAATGGAATCCGTCTTAGTCTTGCGAATCTTTTCTCTCGCTTCCTCAACCTTGCTGAAATCGGCTTTTACATCAATAGTGACACCTGCGGTCATACCGTCAAGGTCTTTGACTTTTCCGCTGAAATAATCGACTTTATCCGCCGCGTCTTGGAGCGCAGTTTCCGCATTATTAACCGCAAGTGATGTATCTTTAACGGCTCCTTCCGCGTCTGCGAGGTCGTCCATCCATGATATAAATTGAGTTGACAGTTCTCCGCCTAAAACGCTTGCAAGCTCTGCGTTTTTTACGCTTAACCAGTGTATGCTGTCGGTTGTTATATCACTCGCGCTTGTAATGTCCTGCAACGCTCTTGTGTTAAGCCCGAGAGAATCAAGGAAGCCCTTGTTGTCGCTTTTGATAAGGTCATATATCTTCTGTTGTGCTTCTTTCTGTCTCTCCGTAGCTTCTATATTATCTTGCTTTAGTTCGATAAGTTTATATTCAGCGTCCGATTGCAGGATGTATGCGTTTTTGATTGATTCATTGTACGCTTCAAGCAGAAGTTCCTTTTCTCGCGACTTGATGAGCTTGTCAAGTTCGTCGCGCGTCTGAACGATAGAACCCTTGTCGTCAACTTCAATTTCTATAATCCCCATTGAATTGATTTCGTTTACGAGAGTTTTCAAAAGTTCAGCTTCCGCTGTGGTTCTTTGTTCCTCCGGAATGTCGTTGAGTTTGAACGCTTCATTTATAAGCCTTTTAAGCGTAGCCATTTTTAGCTCAACCTCTTTTACCGGAGCATCGAGCTTGTCTACGCGCAATTGTAATTCAGCCGCTATTTCAAGGTCTATCTTTGCCTTGTCTGCAATTTTCTGGATTTTTGCGTGAAGTTCCTGCGTGTCGAGAAATTTTTGCTTCTTCTCATCAAGCCCAACCTTGACAGCCGCAATAGCCGTAGCAATTGTAGCCAGTATGCCTATCACAAGTCCAGCCTTGCCCCATCTGACAGTAAGTCCCGCTATAGTAGCAAGCGAACCGAGAACCGCTTTAAGTATATTTTCTTTCGTCACTTCGCCTGAAACAAGATTCTTTATACCGTCAAACTCAAACGCAAGTCCCGCAAAAGATATAGCAAGCGTAGCAGAAGTTCCAAACCCTCCGCCGAACAGCTCCGATACCTTTATGCCGAGAAGAGCCGCCACAATTTCTGTTGCATATTCTTTGATTTTCGCCCATGTGTCAAGAAGCCTGTCCGACCATTCCGTAACGCTTGACGAGATGTTCTCCATTGATACCTCTTCAAACATTCCGCTGTAGTCGGGTGTAGTCTTGCCGGAAGAACTGCCCGTGCTTGATATAACGTTAAGCTCGTCAAATCCCGCAAGGAGCTGTTTCTGAGCAGCCGCCGAATCCTTAGCCGCTTCCGCATATTCTTTCTGCTGGCGAATAGCCTTAGTCCACGAAGAAGCCCCAGTCATTTTCGCGACAAGCTGATTCAACCAGTTTACACCCTCGACTATTCTATCAATGAGCGAATCGAATACGGGAATGAGCGCGTTGAGTATCGGAGCTGTCATAGCACCTACAGAGTTTCGGAAATATTGCAGTGAAGTGGCGGCGCTGTCCATACTGCTTGCAAAGTCAGTCCCGACCGCCTTACTGTATTGGTAAAGGTTGTTTACACCCTCGTTGAATGCCTTGGCAATCTGTTTCAAGAACTCATTCACGGTACGATAACGAAGGATTCTTTCAAGTGAACCCGCAACCTTGCCGATAGTCTCGCCGAAAACCGAGTTCTTGAATCTCTTGCCCATCTGTTTGCCGAGGTCTTTTATGGACTTCGCAGCACCTTTTGCTTTGGCTTTGAGTTCTCCAAATTTCGCCGTTATCGAAGCAAGCGGTTTTTCCACAGCGTCAAGCTGTTCCGCATTTTTGATAAGGCTTTCAAGTATGTCGCTTTGACTTGTCTCTTTGCCCGCCGACTTGAGTATGTCGTTAAACTGCTTCTTCATCGCCGCAGTCGGTTTGGCAAACATGGAATCAAGCGTTGAATCGAACATAGCTTTTTGTATTTCAGCTCTTTGCCTTTTCGCTTTGGCATTGTACTTTTCCCAATCAAACGGCACAGACATTCCGCCGGTATTAATTCCGTTGCCGCTCATTTTGGCTTTTCTCGCGTCCATGTATCTTTTGACAGCTTCCGTTATGCCATAATCGTCTGTGATTTTCCCGCTGTTTGATTTCAACTTTTTGCTCATCGCAATAAGCTGCTTATAAGAGCCTACAGTAACTTTGTATTGTTTAGATACCTTCGCGGCTTCTTCACTCATTTTTCTAAGTGCAGACGTGCCGTTCTTGATACCGTTTGTGTCAACCATCTTGTCAATGCCGCTTGCCGAACCCATTTCGCTTGCAAACTTTTTGAACGGTTCGAGAGTTTTCACAAGATTTTTCAGCGCGCTTTCCGCTTTCTTTGTCTCGGCAGTGACTACTATTTGCAGATTGTCTATTGTTCCGTCAGCCATTGTTTTTGTTCTCCTTTCCACTGAATTTTTGTCGCATAGCGGAAAGCCACGAGAACGCTTGATTTTGTACTTCCGCTTGTTTTTTAGCTTTTTCCGCTTCTTCCTCGGCTTTTCTCTGCCTTTCGGTTACGGAATACGGCTTTTCGGGATATTTGCCGGGCTTTGTTCCGCGCTTTGCAAAAGCATGAAGAATAGGAGCGAGACAACCTACAGCCTCGTATACATAGATTCCTTGTAACCACGCCGCATAATTATCTCGCTCCTGTCTGTATTCTTCTGCTTCTCGGTAGTAGCGAAGTTCTGTAAAGTCTCCGTCCCAGTATGTGTCATAGGGAACTCCTATAGACATATAGTAGGAGCACAGATTATCCGCATACTCCGCAAACCACGGCTTGTCAACTGTCGGTTCAGCGTCAGTTATGCCCGTATCGCCGGAAGATGGTGTTATCCCTTCACCGTCTTCCACTTCACGTTTCCCTTGGGAGACATTTCTTCGATTACCTCATTTACCATTCTGAAAAGAATGTCGGAAAGAGTGTTTGCAGTTTCGCCTTCCTCTCCGTCTTCCGAATTGGCAAATTCCTTGTAAATAGCCATTCTTTCATTTCTCGGTACATTCTTGTGGAAAGCATCGAATGCCGCACAGAAAAGGTCTTCCTGCGCCGTCAGAAGATGGTCTTCAAGGTTTCCGAAAGAAAACCCGCTCTTTTCAAGTCGTTTGAGCGACGCAATTGTGTAGCCGAGGGTATATGCTGTTCCGTTGTATTCAAACTGAATTGTAGTTCTGTTAGCCATGGTTTATATTTCCTTTCTTTAATCAGGTATCGTCTGAAAGTGAGGGAGCTGTCAGTGCGGTTACGGTGACGGTGCAATGAACAACTTCGTTTACTCCCGCACCGTTTACTTTAAGAGAGTACATTCCCTTAAAATTGAACTTGCCGTTAACACCTGTTGCTGTGTATGTGCCGTCGTTCGCACTTGTACCGCCAAACCATACGGAAAGGTCTGTTTCGGTGTTCTGACCTGCCTCAAGAGCCTTGTATTCCGTCTTAGTGTAGTTAGCTTCAAACTCAATGCTTTCCTGCTGCTGAATGCCGAGTACGCTGACAGATACGTAATGCGAAAGAGTTGTAGCGTCAAGCGTTTCGGGAGTACCGCCGAGGTCGCCGAAAGAGTTTATATCAATGAGCTTTGTGTATGTGCTTCCTGTGTCTTTCTTCATCAGGAATACGCCCATCGAGGTTACAGGGGTAGGTATAGCCATCTAAATTACCTCCTATAGATAACATTATTCTTGTCCGCACATCCTGTATAACGTGCGATAATTCTGTAAATCGTGCCGTCGTTTAAAGAAACAGGCTGCGTCGCAGTCCTCAAAAATCCGCGCATGGTGAGCTGTCGGTCTGTTTCAGCAAGAATTGCTTTCGCTTCCGTTTTTCGTTCTCCCACTTTGTTGGAGTAAATATTCACCTCATAAAGCAGATTCACGTGATTCTCGCGGTTAGAGCTGTCAATCGTGTCCGAACGCACAAGATTGTCCGCTTCCACAATGCTCACAAACGGAAATGACGAAGGCAAACGCTCTTCAATGCCCGATATAGACAGGGCAGGAAACTTCTCTTTGAGCGCATTGTAAAGCTCCGTGTAAAGCACATTTTCAATGTCAATCATGAGAACACCTCCTTTGCAATGTCGTATATTCTTCGGCGCATTTCCTCGGAAGCGTCCCACATGCAGCGGTTGGCATTGTTGCCGTGAGTTCTTATTCTTCCGTTGCCGAGGTCTTCTCCGTTCGTTCCGGGGTCTCCGCGATAGTACCATGTGTAGTTTTGACCGTAGCCCTTGCCGTATGCACCACGAATCATGCCGAGTTCGTCAGCCTTGGGATGCGTCACGGGATTATATACGCCGGTTCCGAATTCGATAAACAGTATTGATTCACCCGAAGCGTTTATGGCAAGCGTGTGTTCGTCAAGCCATGTCGGCGAAGAATCAACCACAACATCATTTACACCGTCATACTCCGCACTTTGAAAATGGATTGCCGCCTGCGTTATGCCTATGTCGGCGAGTTTTTCAAGAAACGTGTTCAGTTTTGCTCCGAGACTGCGCGTGTAGTCCTTTATCTGTCGCGCGACTTTCCACGTGTTTCTTATTCTGATGTTTATCATCCGTCGACCGTCACCCGCCTTATCGCATAGGAAACGCTGTTTAACGACCGTGCAGCTTTTGTCACAATGTAGTCGTATTCCATGCGCCCGTTCGCGTCATAGGTTAAAGGCTTGTCGATGCATAATACGGTGTGTTCGTCAATCTCAAAATTCGGTTCATCTATCACAATAATTTTGTCGTACTGTATATCCGTTCCGAACGTTTCAACTATAACGTCGCCATACATCGAAGCCGACTTAGCCGCCGATATGTTAGCCTTATACTTCTTCGGAGTTGAGTATTTCGCAGTGTGTTCTCCCGTGTACAGTCCGTTTTCGTCTTTTCCGTCCTCGTTTCCGAGATATAGTGCATACCAAAATTCGCGCTTGTTCTTTTTCAAACATCTCATGTCGGTCTGCCTACTTTCGGAATGATTTCATTTAGAAGCTGTTCGGACACCCATTCGGAACTCCACTTTCGGTCAATACCGTTTTCGGAATGAGAGAGCTGCCCAGACGCGCCGAGCCTGTTGTACATGTCTTCCGCTATGCGTATTTTGAGATCTCTGTACCGTTCTTCAAATGTAGCATTCTCTCCCCCAAAGGGGAAACGGCGGGAGATTATGATATTTTCCGCGCTTTCAAGCAGCTCATAGAGAATGCGTGTATCACTTTCTTCCGTTCTGATTTTCAAGCGTTCAATGTCGGTCATTTTCTCCCGCCTTTCTCATTTCTTTTTGCGTGTGTTAGTTGTTGTCTTCGGCTTTTCTTCCGCTACAACAGTCTTTTCTTTCTCTTCGGTTATCACTCCGTGCGCCGAAAGTTCCGCAGTATCGGAGGAAGATATCTCAAATTTTTCTCCCGCATTGTGCCACACACCACGGTAATTAACCGAATATTTAGGTGTGAGGTAAATCATCAGGCAGTTACCTTGAGAGTTACAACTTCGTTCATTCTCTCGTAGGAAGGAAGAACGATTTCGGAAGCGTAGATATTTGTGACAGCGGGATGAATTTGTACATTCTGTGTAATTGTGATGCCTGTATCAACAATGCTGACTTCTGTGTTCGCGCCGGAAATAAGTCTCGCTTCCTCGGGAGTTGTGCCGTACCAAGTTCTGCCCAGTGTACCTTCGGGAATGAATGTAACATATCCGTCGGGAACGAATGATTTGGTTGCGCCGCTTTCGTTCTTATACTTCTTCGAGTAAACAATAGGTCTGATTCCGGTTTCGTTTTCGATAACATCAGAAGCTCTTGCGCCTGTTACATAGCTCTGAACAACGCCCGATGTTGAAATAATGGAGTTCTTAACAGCGGAGGTGGCTTTCAGAAGGTTGAATGTTGCGGAGGACATAATGGCATATCTTATTTCAGAACCTGAAACGTCAGCTGCCTTGTTCTTCATATCCTCGAAGTCCTTAATCGGGTCCGCCGTGGAAGCCGCTGACCAAATAGCTGTAGAGGTAAGTGCAGAATAGTTGTTAGTCTTCCATGTATCGTTGGGGTCGTAGTCGTATTCATAGGCTACACCGTTCGCTTTTATTGAAATAGCCATATCGCCACTTTCGGGGAAAAGAAGAGACATTCTCATACGTTCAGAGACAACGTGAGCGCCGTCAATGAGGTCTCTTAAATAGTCAAAAGTGCGATTAAGTATAGCCAGTGCGTAAGGTTCATTAGAATCTCGCACCTGAAGGAATTCCTGAATGTCATTTTCAGAGAGCTTATGAGCTGCGCGGAAAAAAGGCATTTCTGTTTCGAATCTTGAAAGTTCGCCAATCTCACGATAAGTTGCCTGAGCGTCAAAAGCTGAAGGAGCGAGAGAAACAGGAAGTCCACCGTATCCTTTTACCCAAGCAAGACGCAGTCCTGTCTTCTTTTCGGCAGGGAAAAGTCCTTCGCCGAAATATGGAATTCTGTTAGAGGCTGTCTGCTCATAGTTGGCTGCAATTACGCGCGGCGTGATAAATTCGCTAAGATTCATTATTCAAGTCTCCTTTCAAATTAAACGTTAGTCTTTGTGTCGGTTCTTATAACAAGTCCCGAAACAGCAGTGCCAAGAGTTGAAATGTCTATGCCGGAGTGAGCCTCTGCTTTAACACCGTCTATAACGCCCTGTACAACGATTGCACCGTTGGGATTGACTGTCGGGTCAACGTCATAAAGAAGTACGCCTACAGCACCCGTAACACCGCTTGTGAGAGCTGTGCCGTTTGCTGTGAGCGGAGTTCCGGCTTTAACAAGGGATGTGCCACCCACTGTAATGGGAATTGCATTGTAGTTATTAGTCGCAAGAATAGTGAACATCTTGCCGGACTTTGTTTCTTTTACCTTCATTTTCTATCTCCTTTTAAATCTTCATATAATGTTCAAGTGCTTTCTTATTGACTTGATTAGCTTCTGCGGTACGTTTGCCGAGCTGTTTTGCGAGAGCAATTTCAGGACTGTCTTTTTCTGTGTTGCTCCCACCGTTCGGATGAAGCCCGCGTTCAATATTTTCCTTGAACCTCTTTTCACATTCGGCGTTATATTTCTTCTGATTTTCGAGAACCGCGTCCATGTCACCGTTGAATATTGCTTCTGCGGTAGACTTTGCAAGTTCGGGAGAGTATCCGACTTCCAGGTATTTAGCGGTGTTCTCGGCAATAGAGGTCTTTTTCAGCAGTTCATTGTATTTGTCCTGAAGTTCCTTCATTGCTTCGTCGGACTGAACCTTAGCCGCTTCTTCGGAAGTCATTTTCTCTTTAAGGCTTCTCTTTGCCGCCGCGAGGTCAGACGCGGTCTTGTCAAGCAGCTCTTTCTTTACATATCCCGATAAGTCGACTTTTTCAGGGATATCAAGTCCGAGAAGAGCCTTGACCTGGTCTTCCGCGCTCATTGCGTCGAATCCTTCGATTGTTGAGGTGTCAATGTTAGGCATAATAAATTCTCCTTGCGTTTTTCGGTCTTCTCTGACCTGATTTTTTTTTGCGCTTTTATACTGCATCTCCGCAGCCTGCGAATTTTATAAAGCGACTTCTCTGCCGCTGATATATTAAGGCATGAGCCGTATATCCGTTATTTTCTTTCTATAGGTACGAGATAACATCTGCAATGCCAGTGCTGCTTGTCGGGCGCTTCGTTAATAGGGAATATTTCTCCGTCAAGCGGCTTGCAAATCTCGCATACCTTTTCGTCCTCTTGCGTTACCCACATCACATACTCAACTCCCGCGTCCTTGTATGCTCTGAGTACCGTCTCGTCAGTCACTATATCGGCGTATTGGGCGGTCATATTCGACCATAGGCTTACTGCACGTCTCCACTCGCTGTTAACGTCTGAACGTGTCCTGAGAGCTTCTGAAAGCCTGTCGCGCTTTCTTAAGACTTCGTTCTCGTATTCGTACTTTGTTACGGAATTCGGAGACGAGAGGACAGTCTCAACAAGGGTCTTTTTTGCTTTTGCGGAAATTTTTCCGATGTCCTTGTAACCGTATCGGCTTACTTCTTCGCCTATTTCTTCATATATGGCAAAGGCAAGTTCCAACATCGTGTCCCGTAAATCGCTGTCAAGGTTCTTGTAAAGCGTCGCGACGGTCTTTATAACGTGAAGCTCGTCGAATTTAGCGTGTCTTATTGAGGACTTAGCTTTTTCAAACCGCCGTATTGTCTTCTTCCGCAGTATTTCTATCGCTCTGTCCGTCGTTATGTACCGTTCTTGCATTCTCAAGCTCCTTTTCTAAGCTGTTTTCAAGTTCGGACTGTGCTTCTTCATACCACTCCATACCGCGCTGGTATGCATTCTCTACATCTGTAAACAAACCGGAAATGTCGTAAGCGTCGCGCGGATGAACCTTTTCGTTGTTGAGCAGTTCGCAAAGAACCTGTGCTTTCGATTGAATGTCGGTGAGGTTTTCGCGGGTAAACTGAATCTTAACATCGTTCGGGTCAAGGTCGAGAACACCCTTGTCTTTGTAAATTTTGAGAATCAGCTTCAGAATCTCTCTTTCTGAACGCGCAAATAGCTTTTCAGTGTCGTTAGCTCTCGCGGAAGCGTCCTGCCACCCGTTGCGGAATCTCGTTCCCATGCCCGTGTCTGCCGCGGCTGAATCTCCGGCTCTTGTCGGCATACCCGTTATTTCATCAATGTAGTCATACAGCGCGTCTATTTCCGTCTGAACGCCCGTCTGAGAGATTTCGGAGGATATGCGGTAAACCTTTGCTTCCGTTCCCTGACCGCTTCTGATGCAGATACACTGACCGCCCCTTGCAAGCTCCTTGTATGTGTTCTCGTCGATTTCGCAGTTTTGGAACACGTCATAGGCGTTCACAAAGTCAACAACATTGTCAACACGAGCGGATTCAAGAGTGTTTATCATGTTGATAGGCGAGAGAACCGTCTCAAACGCTCCTAAACGAGCTTCATTCAGCGGATATTCCACTATCGGAACGCGCCCGAAGTCGTAAGCAAGCCAGTCCGCAATATCGTTACCCTTTACGGTGTATCTTCCTTCCGGCACATAAACGTAGTAAATGAGGTTATCGTCCTCGTCGTACTGTTTCAGTACACCCGCGAGAGGTTTTCTGCCAATGCCCGAAGAGTAGATAACAAACGCTTCTCTCGGGTCAAGGGAATAAAGAGCTGCGGGACTGCCGTCTTTCTCGTTGTCGGGGTCGGGAAGAACCATCCTCGGTTCAACTCCGCAGATGTGCATCCAGTCGGAGCACTCTTTGTCCTTTGATTCTTTTCCCTCGGAAGTCATAAGAACGTTCAGATAAGCTACCTTGTCGGATATATCCTCTTTTCCGTTCGCCGCTACATACTGAATGGGAGAACTGAGGAAGAACGAGGATTTAAAAGTAACTATCTTGTTCGGAAGGTTGATAGTGACCTTGTTGTTGTTGTCGGGTCTTACGGTTTTGTCTTTATAGCGGATATCCATTATTCCGCGATAAACGTCATATAAGTAATTTATTTCCGCGACATTTGCGCTGTCGAAACCGAGCGAATCTTCAAGCACGGACACAACGTTGTCGCTGGTTATTTTTTGTTTGTTCGTTAGTATCTTTCGCCGACCATGAAGGCTATCACAAGTAGTAAGGCGAACAATATCATTTTCAAGCACGTGAAAAACCTCCGTGTAAACAAAAATAGGGACTACCCGTATGTTTTACATACGAATAGCCCCTATCGGCTCTTACTGCAACCCGATTGTTACAGCGTTTTTATAGTGTATTTAGCTTTTCTCGAAGCGGTTATTTCAAGTATAGTGACCTCTTCGCGCGATTTCTTTATTTTAACGTCATTACCACGCTCTAAAATCTCGTTGATTATAATAAGCGCATCTTCTTTGACGTACTTGTGACGGTGCGCGTGTTTCTCTTCTTCCATAGCCACCTCAATAAGGTCTTTGTATCACCCTTACAGTCTGTGATTCAAACGATTGAATGAAGTCTGAAAGCATTGAGAATGCGTCGGGTACATCGTCATGTGCGTTTCTTCCCGCCATAGTATAACTGCAAAGCATACCGAGAGCGCGTTTATATTCTTTGTTGTTCTTTATAACGCTGTTGTCCTTGAAAAGAAAATGCTCTTTGACAAATGGAGAATCAACTATAATTCGCGTAGCCTTGTTTGCTGTCGAATATTTTGTAGTGATTCTCGTTATGCCGCCACGAGATTTTACCTCTTTCTGAACCTTTTCCGCGATTTTTCCGCCCGCAGAGTTTGATTCAAAGCGGCTCAATTTGACTTTGTGCCGTAAAAGAACCTCAACAAGCCTTGTTTCAACTATTTCGGGATTACTGTTGTCGCAGATTATTTCTTCGATGTAGAAGTCATTGCCATACTGGTAAGCAATAGGCATTACACAGTAGTCCACTCCTTTGTCCTTTGTGTCACACACAGATATAACAGCGTCCGGCGAATCCGAGGGAAGTTCAAAATAACGTCTGAGTTCGTCCTCGTTGTAGAGAAGTCCCTCGCGCTCTATCGGCTGATTCATAAACAAAGCCCGCCACGAACAATCGTCGAGGTTGTTTTTCATGTCCTCGAAGTATTCCTTATCAAAGCCGACACCATAGCGGTAATTGAAATTGCTTTCGCCGTCTTCATCAACCGCAGGCATTACGAGAAACTGAGCTTTCGGAGAATCCGCGTACATTGTTTGCAGTCTTCCTATAGGGTCATGCACCGACCATCTTGTAGCAATGTGCAGTTCTTTGCAGTTTAGTTTCTTTCTCGACTTCAAATCGTTCGTGTAAGCCGTCCAAAGCTTGTCAAGTCGTTCAATGCTCAATGCTTCCTCAATACCCGACACAAGGTCATCGGCGGTCAGAAGCTTTTCACAACGTGTAGCACCTGTAAGGGAAGCACCTATAGCACGGCAGGTAAGAGACGAAAAGCGGTGTTTCTTGCCGAGGTCTATTGTCTGTTCCTTTGCGTTGGTTATAATCGTGCCTGCGGCAGGGTACACGTCGTGCCATAAATAATCAGGGTCTGACAGAATGCTGTTTACGCCGTCATATATTGAGTTAGTAAGCGTTCCCGAATGTCCCGAAGCAAGGGAACAGCTGTCGGGAAACGCGCCTATCATCATCGAATGCAGGAAAATTTCAAGCGTGCTTTTGCCGCAACCGGGCGGAACAGATATAGACAATATGTCAAGTTCTCCGTCCACAAGCTTTTGCATTGCGCGGCAGACAGGTTCAAGCTGCTTTCTTCGCGGAATCCAGAATCTTTTCTCCGGCTCTCGCTGAAGCTCTATATACTGCATATAGCTGTCGAGCCTTAGCCCCTGCGCTTCAAGCAAAAGCACAGCCTTAAAAAGAGAACTTGCGTCTTTCGATTTATTTTGTATAATTCGCTCGGTGCAATATCTCTTCAAAGTCTCGGAATACCGCCACTTTTCAGCGCAGTTATTCATCGAAGACAGCACCGAATACAATGCCGTATAATGTTTCATGTTCTCAGGCTCTGCTTTGATGTGAGAAAGAATATTTTCCGCTACGTCAAGATAGCGCCTATCAGTGTGTTCGCCCGCTATTATCTCCGCTTGCAGTGCTTCCATTCTCGTTCACCTCTTCCGTTCGCCTGAAATAATCACGAAATACAGATTTTATCTTCTGATACCACCTATACTGTACCGTGTGAACAGCCGCAGAATCATCTATTACCATCCACAAATCAAGATTGCTTTTCCTCTTCCATCCGACCTCAAACGTTTTCGGGATGAAGTCGCATTGAGTGTATACCGTAACATTGCACGGTTCTTTCAATGCTTTCAGTCCTTCGGCTATAGCTACCATCGTACACCGTATTGAATTCCATCCGGCGATTCTTCCGCTGATGTATTTCTCGCGCTTTCCATACCTCAACAGTGTCTGCCAATACCCAATTCCGCTGTCTTCGATAAAACCTCCGAAAACGTATATATCGACATATCTCATACACACCTCGGAGGTCTTTTTTGTTTTTGCGCGATTTTTGAAAAACAGAGCAAAGACATTTACAAAGTCCTGATTACAAAAGCCCTAAGTTTTTTTAGTTTTTGAGAATATTTGAGGGGCTAACACGCGCCCCGGCGTTCCACAGCCGGCAACCACCCGGTGTCGCATATAGGGTATCTCTTCCCTGAATTATACAAAATCGCCATTTTGTATAATTTGATATGTGTTTGTCTGGGTGTGTCTGTACGCTCTCATAATGCTTTATACGCTTAACTAAGTCCTTCCCTGCCCTGCCGGTTAATCCGTGAATATATCGCTCTCGTGGCTTTGTGGCGCGTCTCAAGTGTCGCTTATGTCCTTGCTGTCGTATATCTCTATTACATCATCAAGTTTTGGCGCGTCGATTTGCTCTGTGGGCGTTTGTGCGACCTCTAAGCGGGTATTGTTTGAAAAGCCTTGCGAACTGTTGTTAAGTAAAAACATCGCGTATACGGGATTAAGTGAGCCGTCCGCGCCCTTTTGGACGGTGTTTGCGGCTATGAGCGTCTTCATTCTTTTTATAATTGTAGAATGACGCTGACCTATACGCGACTTAGTCCCCCACTCTATCAGAGTAACACGGTCGACACCGAGAGCAACGGCGAGACTTGCCAGCGAAGGGAAAGCGTGGTAGCGGCTGCACCATGTAATATAGTCGTTGCAGCGCTGCTCGACCTCGTCCGCGCTGTCCAGGTCAACAGCCGGCAACGTCATAAGCTCTTGCAGAGCGGTGAGCGTATCGGGGTTTACTTCGCTAAGCGGCGTTCTGGGGTCTGAACATCCGTTTAATTCACACTCCAAACGTTCTCGGGCTGCAATCGCTTTACTGTGATTGCTTGTCTTGCGTCCTTGCTTCTTCCGCTTCTTCGGTTGTTCTACATTTGTAAGTTCTTCCGGCGTCTCAAAATCTGCTATATGCTCAACTTTCATTTTGCTTGCTCCCTTCCGTTTAATTTATTATATAACTATATTATAACAATAATATTGTATATTAACATAATCCCATTTATTACTATAATATAACTATATTGGTAATAGTGATATATTAAGGCTGATTTCCTTCTTCTTTCCTTTTCTTCCTCTCCCCCCTCCCCTCGTGATTGATTATAGCACTAAACTATACGTTTGTCAAGTGTGGAGCGGGAGTAAATTATGTCGGAATTGTTAACGGCAAAAAGAAAAGAGGCTTGCGCCCCTCTTGCTTATATAAGCCCCTGCAACCGCTTTTTTATTGCCTCGTCAAAGTCTGATTTGTCCGGCTGTCTGTCCGGCTTTAGTGCGTCTGCGATTTTCGCCAGGACTTCCCGCCGCGCTTCTTCTTTCGCTTTTTCTTCTACTTTTGTAAAATCCTCTATCCCTGCATAGCTGTCAACCGCTCTTGTGATATAAGCGTTGAGCGACAGCCCGGCCGCCTTTGCTTTCTCCGCCCACTGGGATTTTTTGCCTTTTTCGGTCGTTAAATTAATGCGGTCGTATGAATGCTTTATGTAGTCGTTTGCGTATTTTGTAGCGTCAAAATCTGCCATTATCGCACCTCCTTTTTTCCTCAATTTTAGCACGTCCAAAACGCAAATGTCAATATACTATTTGCACAAAACATATGCATTATATTTGTGTAATATTATTTAATATATTTGCGTTAAACCTATTGACTATTTGCGCAAATAGTGATATAATATAAGTGTCAAAGGGAGAGAGCAAAAGCAACTCCCCCAAAAATAAAAAATGAAAAATGAATGGAGAAAAGAAAATGAAAACCGTAAAAGAAATCGAAAACACAATGAAGCTACACCACATCGCCAGCCGCCGCGGCTACATCTCCCGCAAGTCAGCCGGAGAGGTCGAATCTTACAAGGGTAAGTTTGGCGAAGGCTACATAATTCTCCGTCCCCGTTGGGACACGACGAACTACATCTACGTCGAGTATTATATCGCGAAATAACCCCCCTCCGCCCGATGATGGCTGGGCGGCACCCAGCCGAAACCCCTTCGGGGGTCGTGGAAAGCCACAAAAATAATTATGAATTGAATGGAGAACATCATGAAATACTACGCACAAATGATATGTACAGAAGCAAGCTACACGCAGGAGCTCGACCAGCCGCAGGAAATCGAAAAAAAGGAATTTACCCAAAAAAACATCAATGACTGGTGTGAGCAGTACGCCGCCGACACTGGTGACAGCTCTTATATTGACTGTCTCGGATTTGTCCTCACCGACGAGGACGGGAACGAAATAGAAACTCTCTATTACCGAGAGCACCGCGCCGATTATCACGGCTCACACAAAACAACCCACTAAGCAGAGTGGCGGGGGGAAACCCCGTTAATGCGGTCCGGCAGACGGTCACAAACCCCGACAGCCGAAAAGAAAGGAACATAAAGCAATGACAAACTACGAAATCAGAGTAAATTACCAGTACAACAGCCGAGAGGTGTATTTTGACGGCAAGCCGTCCCGCGCCACTCTCGACGCGCTGATAGCGTTGAAAATGCGTTGGAATCACGTTAAAGCCTGCTGGTACGGCTACGCTCAAGAGTGCGAGCTTATCAACGCCATCATCGCTAACGATAGAGTCGGCGAGGCCATCACCGGCGAAAAGACGGAGGGCGCGACGGTCTACACAGACGGCTACCTCGGCGGCGGCGCGGTCTACGGCTCAAAGTCCGATAAACACCTCTACGGCGCGGACTTATCAAAAGCCATCCGCGAGGACATCAAAGTGGCGGGCATTAAAGGCGCGTCCGTGCGCTGTAAATCTTATTCCGGCGGACAGTCAATCACTGTCACGCTTTCCCTCCCCGCGTCCGCATACATCACTAAGGAGCAGTTCGCCGCCGATTATCGTATTTCCACGTCCGCAAGCTGGATTTACTACGAGGACGAGGACGGGAAAAGCCAAACAATGCACATTGAGAAATACTACAGCCGCGAGACATCAGCCGAGGAACAGGAGAAAATCAGAATCAGCGCGGCAGCCTCGGAATACCATCGCGAAGCCGAAAGCGAAAACGACTTGAATGTTTACCACCTCGACAAATATAAAGTGTACACAGCCGAAACAATGGAAATCATCAAAAAAGTGAATTCCATCATCAGCGCATACCGCTATGATGAGTCAAATAGCATGGTGGACTATTTTGATACCAACTTTTATTATGACATCCACACAAAACCGATTTCATGATAAAAGTTATCCCGCTTCGGCGGGAATCGTCAGCCGGTAAAAGTCCGGCTCTGAAGAGCAAGAGCGAAACGGAGGTATCAATAATGTCACACGCCCACAAATCAATCCGCGAATGCGTCCGCGCGACGTACCGCGCGAGAATCAACCGAGGATTTACAGACCGCGCCGAGCTCGAGAAATATATCAAATCAATCTCCGAAAGCCCGTGCATCAGCGCGAGAGAGTATCAAAATTTTCGCCATATGGCGATAGAAAAGTTTTACAGTATGGATTATCCCACGCTGGAACAGAGGGAACAATCATGAAAAAAATCACAACATTGACGCTCATCATCCTGTTGGGCATAGTCTCCTGCTCCCCCATCAAGCAGGAGCGTTACCAAAGCGGCACATATACCGCCGTCAACAGCGGCTGCGGCTACATCATCACAGCTGACGGTAACGTGTGGGGCTTCTACGACCGGTCTATCCCGCCCGGTTCTTCTGTCCTCGTCACCATATCCGACGAGGGAACAGAGGAAATCGAAGACGACGTAATCACAAACGTTGTCGAAAAATAAATCAAAAAAATCTAAAAATATAATACGAAACCTATTGACAAATGCGCCAATGGGTGGTATAATATAAGCGTAAACAAGAGAAAGACAAAATCAAAAAGGAGAATCAAAATGAAAATTACACTTTACGAAATCCACGACAACAGAATCGCCACTAAGGCTCACGACATCGCCGGCGAGGCAACATATTACGCTTTTGCCAAAGATGAGGCGGAAACGCTCGAGTTCAACGCAATCGAGCATGATAAAATAGAACCGAAATCAAAATACTACCACCACGAAGTAGAATTTATCGAAAACGAACTTGAAATCCCTGATGATTATGAAATCACCACTGCAGAGCAGCTTATGAGCGACCTCTTTAACGGAGATGTCGAATCTCCTGATTATGATTCGCTTAGCGCGTGTTGCACCAAAATCAAAACACAAAGAATAACGGTTATAGATTGACCACAAAGCCGACCGAGCGGCTTAAAATAGGATTCAAGCTCGGTGCGTTCCCCCCACCACGGAGGGAGGTATCAAAAACCGAAAGGAAAAACGAAAATGAAGAACATCATGAGAAAGAAATTTTATGTTTGGAACGGCGACTTCGGCAACGTCTACAACCTCTTCTGGGCGGAGACCCCCGAACAAATCAAGCTCGCCGAGAAAAACGGCTACACGCGCATCACCCGCCGCCAGGCTGAAAAACTGTGCGCCGAGGAAAACAACCGGCGCAAGTATGACGGCAATTTCTCCGGCTACGCCGACAACCTCATCTTCCCCATCGATTGCGACGAGTACGAACGCGACCTGCTGAACAACCGTAGCCTCTATGTTGATGGCTACATCGTAAACCGCAAAGCCGACCGAGCGGCTATAAACAGGATTTAGGCTCGGTGCGTTCCCTCCACCACGGAGGGAGGTATCAATCAAAAATTAAGGAGAACATCATGATTTACTACATCGCCCTCAAAGATGGCACAAAAAAGCTCGTAGCCTACGAGTACAAGAAATACATCACCTTTAATAACGACTATTTCCACGTATGCCCAGAATTTAAAAAAATGAAAATCGACGAGGACACTGAAGCCATCACCATTGATGGCGAAGAGTACGAAATCGAGCAGGAAGATGACATGAAAAGAAATTTGGCTGATTACTCCAACGAAGAGTTGGCGTTTATGATAAGCTGCCAAGACGAGTGGGAAGAAGATTTCACCGAAGAACTGATAGATAGGGCTAAATATGAGAATGAAGACCTGCTTTATGAAAAGGCTCTTGAAGTTATCGAGGACAAGGAAAAAGTAATTGATGCCGCCGTGAACGAAAACTGGGAAAGAATGTACGAAGAAGCCGCAGAAATTCTCGGCGTGGAAATCTGAAAAGTCGGCTATAAAACAGGGTTTAGGTTTAGCGCGTTCCCTCCGTCCGGAGGTATCATAAATTAGAAAAAAGGAGTTGCCCATCATGAAAAAGCTTACAACACAAGCAGAGATAGAAGCTCTGCGCGCCAAAAAGGCAAAGGAAGTCTTTGAGAACCTCGTCGGAATCCTTGGAGATTCCCCTGAAATCCTCGACTATGACGATTCTGAGATTTACAACCTCAGCGAAATTATGAACAAACCAAATGATTATTATCTCTCGCCCGATGAGTGCGAGATTTATGACCTCACCGGCGGCTACTATATGTTCTGCGACCGCCAGAATTTCCTCCGCTCGGCATCTAAAATTCTCACAGCACTCGGAGAGGATAACGAAACACTGCCGGAATTTGAGCACACAGTAGAAATATACAAAATCATCGAGTAAAGCGAGGTATCAATTATGTTATTATCGGATTTTCACCGTCTCCGCATCGACGCGGAGGACTGCTCATCACTTGATGAGTACATCGCCGAGGAAGGCGGAAGCCTGCCGGAGGAATGCTACCCTGCTGACGGAAGCGGAGACGCTCCGATCAAGATTTTAACAATCATCTGGGAGCTGGCGCACGATTTTTGCGCATCAAAAGTCCGCGCCGTCAGCGGCATGACGCAAGCGGAATTTGTCCGCGAGTACCGCATCCCGAGAAGAACCATCGAGCATTGGGATGTGGACGAGCGAACGCCGCCGTCCTACGTCCTCGAACTGCTGGCGGCGGATGTTGTGTCGGCGAAAATTAAGGAGGTAATGGAGGAAAACTAAAAAATCCACCGAAACGGAATTGCATTGCTTTGAAATGTGGCGTATGCATCACGACGCACAGCGAAGGAAGAGCAAGGCGAGGCAAAGAATCGATTGGCGAGGCGACGGAATAGAATCGCACTGTATAGTTGGAAATGCTGTGAAAAGCGAAGAAACGGCATTGCGCAGTTGGCAAGGATTAGAAAAGCAATGGAATAGCACTGCACCAATAGCATGGGAAAGCAAAGGATAAGCAGGGCGCTGATTCGCTCAGAGTGCCAAGAGAAGCAATGAAATGGCACTGCAATTAATAGATGGAAAAGCAGTGAAAAGGAAAAGAAAGGAATAAAAAATGGCAGATTTTGTAGCAAAAAAGTTAAAAGTTAGATTGACGTTTGTGGAAGAAGTGTTAGGCTCTTCCCCGTCAAGCGAGAAGATTTACAGCGAATACATCGCAAGCAAAGCACCCGACCCGCTCGATACGGAAGACGAGATTGAAGCAATCGGCACCGAAGAAGACAACAAAGGCGTGACGGTCTTCCCCAAACAGAACGGTAATCCCGGCGTGTGGGATTACCAAATAAAGGGCGCATTCAAGGACGCCTGCGGTGGTCTCTCCCGCGTAAAAACGACGGAATCCGCTAAAATCAAGGCTTATAAAAAGGTCATTGATAAGCTTATATTTGTCGAGCCGCGTTTTGCTCCGTATCAAGTCAACGGTGAGATTGGCATATGCGAACGCCCGTTGAGAACAAACGGCGCGACAGGCGAAAGAACAGCCCTTGCCGCGTCGGAAACTCTTCCCGCCGGTTCTTCCGTCGAGTTCACAATTCTGCTGTTCGACGAAAAGTTAGAGCCGGCAGTCCGTGAATGGCTTGATTACGGCAAGTACAGCGGTTTCGGTCAGTGGCGAAATTCCGGAAAAGGCAGATTCACCTGGGAAGAAATCAAATAAAGCAAAAAAAGAGAGCCGCAAGGCTCTTTTTTTATTTATTCGCTGTCATTCTTCCGCAGTTATATTAACCTGATAATTAGATACAGGGAAATTGTAGTCGCTATCCATAATCGTAATTGTTGTCGATAAGGTTTTAACCACCACGTAATAAGGAATTTCCGGCTCTCCGAATGAGCGGTAATTCACCGTTTTCTTCGCGTTCGCCGCGCATGAACCTCCGAGAGATATGACAGAGTAACTTTCGCCATTTATAGCCACCTCGCCGAAAGATACATCAATTTCCTTATCACATTTGTTTTCGATGGTTACTCTCATGCTTCCGACATTAGGAAACCATTCTTTATCGAGAACCGTTCCCTGATATGTGATTTTAGCGTAATCGCCATCGTAAAGTACAGTTCCTTCGGGTATCTCAACAACCTTTTTGGTTTCGGCGGGGACTTGCTTTCTTATAGTCACAGTGCGCGAGGTCTCTTCGCTTGTCTCAGTCGCCTTTTCTGCTTCGTGCCGAGCTTGTTCTATGCTCTCTGCTTCCTGTCGCTCCCTAAATTCTTTCACTTTAGCGTCAGATCGCACAGAAGCATAGAAAACAAAAGCTATAGTAAGAATCGGCAGTATAATCGCTATTGTCCAAAGCGTTCTTTCCCTTTTGAGTTTTCGCCTGTACTTCCGTGCTCTATCTCCATCATCCATTTTGTTATTCTTCCCTTCTCTTTTTCACTATTTTATTATATTTTTGACAACTTGTCAATGTTTTATTGCATTTTTGTACAACTTGTGGTATCATTTTTTCAAAACCGAAAGGAGCATCAATATGAAAATACTGAAAATTTTCCTCGTGTTTCTGCTTGTAATGGTTCTCATGGGCGCGTGTACGTTTTGGCTCAGAGCGAAATGGAATAGGGAATATGAGCAGGACGAACTCTATAAACGTAGTAGCGAGCTTTACGAAAAATCGAAAGAGAATTTAGCAAAAGAAGAGAGCGCAAGACAAGCGTTAGACCAAATCGGCAAAGACCTTGAAAGCAAACTCGAAGAATTAGAGTAAAACCAATCAATCCAAAAAGAGCAAGGAATTACTTCCCTGCTCTTTTTTATTTGCTTTGTTCTTTTGGTTCGCCGCCGCCTGCTTGTTTTCGCCATTTCGCGACGTTCAAAGCGAATTTCTCTATCACTTTCCAGTCTTCCGGCTCAAGCTCGGCAAGTGCCATCACAAATTGCTTCACAAAAGATTCATCGGATTCATTCACTAATTTTCCGAACGCATCTATCAATGCATCTTCTGTGTCTTTCGGGCGGAACATATCTCCCTTGCCCGTTCTAAGCCAATTTTCGGCAACACCGTATGTATTGCATATATCGGAGATAACTCTATCAGTGACACCTATTCTGCCTATCTCTATATTGCCTAAGTTCGAACGCGATATGTTAATTCCCGCCGCGAACTCTTCCTGTGTTATCTTGCAGGCTTTTCTGACAGCGCGGATTCTTTCACTGATTTTATCTTCGCTCATTGATGTATCAACTCCTTTCCGTACTTAAATTATACCATCATTGCAATTGTTTGTCAATGACATTGGATAAAAATATTTTTTTATTTTTTGCTCGTAAATGCTTGACAAGCGCATTTAAGAGTGATATAATGATTACAGCAAACAAAATTAAGGCTTTCACAAACATTTTATACGGAGGAAAAAATGAAAAAGTATCAATTACAAGAGATTGACAATCCCGTTCTTGAAAGCATTCAATCAGCTTGCCTTGAATCAGGCGATATAGGACGCGCAATCATTCTCGCATACGCCCAAGGCTATGTAGAAGGCAAAAAGCACCGTGAAGAGTGCAAGGACGACGAAAAGAAAGAGGATGAAGAATGAACGAAGCGCAGATTTTCAAAAACCTCAAAGACATTCAGTTCGATGAGACTTTTGGAAGAGAAAAAAGCATCGGAGTAATCTACGCCGTGGAATATGGCGATTTGGTAAAAATCGGATGCACAAGAAACCCCAAAATCAGATTGTTTGCTTTGAAGTCGCAATGCGAAAAGTATTCCAATAAAAGGTTTGGCAGAGTGCTGATATCCGAATTTCATTGTGGATATAGCGGAACCGAACATGAGCTACATGCTGCTTTTTCCCCCAAAAGAATAACCGACACCGAATTGTTTACCGTGACTTTGGAAGAAGTACAAAAAGCTATAAAACAAATGCCTGACCTAAAAGGCAAACAAGCGGCAGTAAAGAAGCCCACACCCGAAAAAAATAAGAACACAGCTCACGATGAAGTACGGCATTCATCAATGACAGAAAAACAGCGAGAACAGGCTCGAAGAATTGCTGAAACAATAAAGGACGCATCCGAGTATCAAAAGAGGCTTATAACGGCATTCGCTGAGGGACTTATACATGGAATAGAAATCACCAAGCAAGCTAACGAAACGATTAATTCCATACTCGCAGAAAAGGATGAATCCGACAATGAGTAGCCCCTACAAATTCAGCGAGTGGACATACGTCGATAAGGCAATCGCCAAAAATCACCACATATGCACCCGCTGTCACAGCGACATCACATCGGACCACATCGGAGAACCCGTCCTCATCACATACGACGGAGACAATATCGAATATATCTGCCCAGACTGCACAGTAGACTTCTTCTTCTACTCCCTCGGCAAAACGCTGGAAGCACTGAACTGCGACCCCGTAGACACCGAGCAGGACGAAGAAGACCGAAAGGAGCGGATGAAGAATGCCGAGATACCTTTATGACGTGACCAATCTGCACACCCAGACACCGGAAGTAAAGTCAGGCAAGAGACGCAAAGTCGCATCACATAACAAAATAGACCCTGCAGATACAGCCGTCTGCCTGACCTGCACCGCAAAGAAATGCACAGGCGCATATGCTTGCTTTAAGAGAAGAAAAAAGGAGACAACCAAATGAACGAGACAAACGAGATAACAGCTCTCGCCAATATCTACACCGAGGATATCATTCCCGAAGGCGTGAACCTCGTCGAGATAAAGAGCGAGCTTGTCCTTGAAAACCACCTTGCAGACCTCATAGCACCGATAAACGAGTTCTGCGACAGAGTAGAAAACGTGCCGATAACGGAAGATACCGCAAAGGACTACCGCAAGGCACGAACAAAGCTCCGCAAAATGACGGCGAATTTCAATGACTATGTAGCCGGAATAAAAACCGCAGTCCTCGCCGGATATATCGACTTTGAGAACGACGCAAAAAACATCAAAAAACGCCTCGAAGCCGCCGACAAGCACATGAAGGAAGCTCTCGACAGCTTAAAGGAAAACGCGTCAGAAACGCCCACAACGCCGTCAGAGGACGCTAAGCTCTATAGGCTTACTTTATTTGCCACAGGCACTAAGGAACAGCTCGTAAAGCTCAGAAACTTTATGGAGCAAGAAGGCATACAGTACGAAGATTATAAACCGTACAGGGAGTATTGATAATGGAAAACATGGATATATACAACAAGCTCCGCGCAGTGCCGCAGGAAGCGATAAAACCAATAGCCGCAGGAAGACTTAAAGGAATGTCGGATATCAACCCGATGTGGAGAATCAAGGCTCTTACAGAGACATTCGGAACGTGCGGCTTCGGATGGAAATACGAGATAACAAAACAGTGGCTCGAAACAGGCACGGATAATGAGATACGCGCTTTCGTCAATATCAATCTTTACGTTAAGGTTGACGGAGAGTGGAGCGAAGCAATACCAGGAACTGGCGGTTCTTCGCTCACTACAGTTGAGAGAAACGGCGCGTATGTGTCAGATGAAGCCTACAAGATGGCTCTCACAGACGCTCTCAGCGTGTCCTGCAAGGCTTTAGGCATGGCGGCAGATGTATACTGGGCAAACGACAGAACGAAGTACACAGCCGCACAACAGACGAAAACCGCGCATCAGCCGCCTATTGGCGAAATATCGGTAAGCGAACTCGACAACATGGCGCAGAAGCCTAAAGAATACAAGTGTGCGGTGTGCGGAAAGCCGTTCGAAGCCTTTACCGACAAGAGCGGCAAGACATGGAACGCCGGACAGGTTTACCACATGGCGGAAAGAGCGAATACAGACGGCGTAGCGAGATGCAGAAACTGTTCAACAGCCGCAGGAACAAAGAAAAATGCCTAAGCGCGGAAGCGGTAAACTCTACGAGCTGAACGGCGAACAACATACGCTGACAGAGTGGTGCAAGCTCTACGGCGTACCCGTGCAGAGGACGCAGGGAAGAAACAGCCGCGGTAACTATACCCTCTGCGAAGCACTCACAACGCCGCAGGAGAACCCCATACAATCACGCAGACGAAAGGAGGCACGGAAAAATGAGAAAGGCAACGGAAATAATGGACGAGAGACAGCTTGTAGATGAGCTGCACAGAAACTGGAAAACACGCGGCTACACCGACGGCGGAATGGCGGAATTGCTCGAAATAACACCGAAAACAATTCATTACAAAATCAGCGGAAACTTCCCTCACAACGGCTACAAAGCGCATTTTAAGGTCAACGAGATGATACAGATAATACACTATCTCGGCTTCAAACTCTATCTTGTGAGAGAGGATGATGAAAAATGAACATCCCCGACAGATGGATAGCTAAGCTCGATTCTCTCCCGCCCAAGGACTTCAAAACGCTTGTGATGGCAATTCTGAAAGACGAGAGCGAACCCGAGATAACGGAAAAATTACAGTTCGTCGCTTCCGATATTTACGCAGATATCAAGCAGTTACAGCAAACAAGCGAACGTGTGAGAAAGTCTCGCTCAAAGCGTTACAGTAACGTTACAGTAACAGTTACGGAAACGTTACAGAAACATAACAGTAACGGTTACAGTAACGTTACAGAAACAAAAGAAGAGAAAAGAGAAGCGTCTCCCCCTTGTTCCCCCTCTTCTTTCCCCCCACACCCCCTTATTAACTCCCCCTATAATCCCCCTCTTGAAGAGAAAAGAGAAGAAGCACTAACGGGCGTGTGTGCGGGCGCGTGTGAGGACGAGCAGATTCCCTTTGAAGGTTTTGAACCCCTTGACCCGCCGGAATCCGAGGTTAAGCGCAGAAAACCGACGATAGCGGAGCGTTTTGAAGCCTTATGGGCAGAATACCCTAAGAAAAACGGCAAAAAGAACGCTTTTGAGAGCTATCAACGTGCTTTAAAAGACGGCGTGACGGATGAAGTGATAGCCGACGGTATCAAGCGATACAAGGAGCATATAGCCACAAAGAACACGGAAGACAAGTATATCCTGATAGGCTCGTCCTATTTCCAACAGCGGCGATGGGAAGACGAATACGACACAAACACAGCCGACGGAAAAGACGAAAACGGAAAACCGGCGTGGATGTCACAAGAAGACTGGGAGGAAATGAATGCAGTATTCGGATAATCCGTTCGCAGACACACTTACGAAAATAGCGCAAGCCGCAAAAGAAGCGAATCCGCGCGAGGACGGAGACTATACCGAGAACGGACTGCTGCACTGCGGTAAATGCCACACTCCGAAAGAGACAACAGTCACACTCGGAGGACGCGAAACAAAAGTCTCCTGCATGTGCAAATGCCGTGAAGAACAGGCGGAAGCCGAGCGGAAAAAGTTCATCCACAACAGCCGCGCGGAAGCACTCAAAGACAGCGCATACGGCGATAAGGCACTGCGTAACTGCTGTTTTGAGAACGACGACGGCACAAACCCAGAGCTGACAAAGAAATGCCGGAACTACGTTGAAAACTTCGAGAGGTTCAGCGAAGGCGGAAAAGGACTTCTGTTCTTCGGCTCATGCGGAACAGGCAAAACATACGCCGCCCTTGAAATTGCCAACGCGCTGATGGAAAGGCTCTACTCCGTCAAGTTCGCAACCTTCGCGGCGATAGCGAACGAACTCTTTGACAATCCCGAAAAGCAAGGTTACATAAACCGCCTTGCACAGGACTACGACCTATTGTGCATCGACGACTACGCGGCAGAGAGAAACACCCCATGGATGAATGAGCAGCTTTTTGCAGTGATAGACGCGCGGTGCAAAGCTCACAAGCCGCTCATAGTCACCACAAACCTCACGAGAGACGAAATGTTTGACAGAAAGAACATAGACCGATACCGTATCTGCTCCCGCCTGATGGAGCTGTGTATCGCGGTAGAGGTAAACGGCAAAGACCGAAGAATATCGGACTATATCAAAACCAAAGCAGAGTTTGAAGACCTGCTGAACCAATGAAAGGACAAATACCATGACTGATAACATAGAACTCACCGAATTTGCACTCACCTCCTGGAATCTCCCGAGCAAAAAACCGAAAGTGTCCGGCGATTACCTCATCTGGACTTCCGGCGGCATAGCAACCGTAGCGAACTACTCCGCAAAGTACGACGGATGGGGAATCACGAGCGACGGAAGAAGAGATTACGAAATCAAAGACGTTGAGAGATGGGCAAGCATTATCCTCCCGACAATGTACTAACCGAAAGGACACAGGCAATGAAACAAAGGCTGATACAGAATACGCTGATATCGAGCGGCGTGACAATGCTCGGAGTTATAACCTCATGCGGAATGTGGTACTACACCGTTCCCTCATGCGTCGTGTTCACCGTAAGCGCAATGGCAATGTGTTTGCTCACCATAGCAATAACAGCCGCCAGAGAGCTTCTCAGAGCGTATGAGCGCACACTGCCGAGAAAGCGCAGGAGAATCCGCATGAGATACGACAGCCGCGGAATGCACACCGACAGTCAGCGTCTCGGCTACGTATCGGCAGAAACAATCAGAGAGGTGTGCAGAAGATGAAAAACGAAAGGAGCAAAACAATGACTGACGCAGAAAGATGCGTAACGTGCGGAGCTGTGATACCCGAAGGGAGACAGGTATGCCCGATATGCTATGCGAAATACCACAACGACTACTCGGAAGAGCTGGCGTACCTCTGGAAGGTGCTGAAAAAGACCGAAAGCAGTCTCAAAACAGCCGAAAAGAACCGCCGAAAAAACCAAAGAACCCGCTGATAAACCTTGACATAGGCGAATACGAAAAAATCATGAAAGAAGTTGCCCGAGTGGCGTTATAAGGAGATACACATGAACTTTAAACTTAAAGCAGGAGCGTTCGCACCGATAAGAGCGCACAAGCAGGACGCGGGAGTAGACCTCTTATCCCCCGTCACGGTCACGATTTACCCTGGAGACAGCGCAACGATAGATACAGGAGTGTGCGCGGAGATACCCGAGGGATTCTGCGGTCAGATATGGTCAAAGAGCGGACTGAACGTTAATCACGGCATTCTCTCGACAGGAATGGTGGATGCGCTTTACTCGGGCAGTATCAAGATAAAGCTCTACAACCACTCTCACGAGATTTACACGGTAAAACGCGGAGACAAGATATCACAGCTTGTGGTAACAGCCTGCGACACAAGCGACGTGGTCATAGTAGACGAGATAGCAAGCGGAGAGCGCGGAGAAAACGGCTTCGGCAGCACAGGAAGATAACCGCAAATTAAACAAAACACAAAGGAGAAAACAATAAATGGCTACGAAAACAGAACAGAGCACACTGGAAATTAAGGAAATTATACTCGAAACGGTTACATTGAGGATTGTCGGCGAAACTCCGCTGATTATGCACGCATGGAGTGAAAAGGCAAAGCGTGAAATCCTCGACAAGCAGATGAAAGCAACAAAGACAAGCGCGAAAAAAGCAAAGAATCCTGTAGAGGACTTCATCAGGTCAATGTATTGGCTCACACCAATGCCCACAGACATGACCGAAGACGGATTTAACGAAGCTATAGCAAACGGAGCAAGGTTTGGCTTCCCTGTCACGGCATTCAAGCAAGCCGCAATTTCCGCTTCCTACCGCATGGGATGGAGCAAGGACAAGGCTTCTTTGAGAGGTGTGTTCTTCATAGAGGGAGACGAAAATCAGATGATTGAAATCAAAAGCGACGTTCCCGTAATGCGCGAAGATATGGTAAAAATCGCGGGAGGAACGGCGGACATTCGTTTCCGTGGCGAGTTCAGAAACTGGTACGCCGACATGAAGATAACATACAACAAGAATGGACAGTACACACTTGAACAGATAATCAACATCATAAACGCAGGCGGTTATTGTTGCGGCGTAGGCGAGTGGAGACCCGAGCGAGACGGTCAGTACGGCAAGTTCAGAGTAGCTACAATCTAACCTCTTGGCAGGCAAGTTTGGGCGCGTTTTGTTAAGCTGCGGTAAGGCAGGAATGGTGGGTCACGGTGCGTTGCGTTGCGGTGAGACGTGGTACGGCAGGTATGGATATACCAAAATTATTAACAGTTAACAAAGGAGCAAAACAATGGTTTACGAATGGAAAGAAGCGGCGCAGATTAAAGCGGACGCACAAAAAGCAGGAGAAATGTTAGAAAATTTGGAGAAAACTGTAGGGAATACTCCAAAGAATTTAGTTGAAGCAAACAGAGATGAATCAGCACCTCTACACAATGAATTTGAGTGGAACGACACAAAAGCCGCCGAAAAATACCGCGAAACGCAAGCAGGCTATATCATCCGCAACATATGTATTGTGAGAGAAAGCGAAGAGAAACCGCCCGTCAGAGCGTTCTATTCCGTTACAACCGACGAAGAACGCAAATACGAAAGTCTGAATGTGATTATAAAAAGTGAGGACAAAACAAAGAAACTTCTTGAATCCGCATTAAGAGAACTTATCGCGTTCAAAGCGAAGTATTCAATGCTTTCCGAAATAGCGAATGTAATTAAAGCTATTGACGAAGTCCAGTGCGCAGAAGCGCAACGGAACAGATAAGCTACGACACGATTAGCAACGGAAAAGCCTGGACTCGCACCGCGCCGAAAAGGAATCGAATGGACAGGCGGCGAAAGGCACAGAACCGAAACGGAAAAGCGAAGCACGGACAAGCAAGGAAACGGAAAAGAAAAGCGGCGCAGCGAACGGCAACGGAATGGCACCGAATCGCTACGACAGGACCCGAAACGGAAAAGCTAAAATACCGCGCCGGCGGAATCCGGCAGAAAGGATGAAA